CTAGTTTAGATAGTCGACAGTCGTCGTCGCGGTGTTCGTTTCCTCATTGAGGACCACAGTGCATCCGAACGATGAGCGAATCATCGCGCCGAATCCATTCTCGGAGTCGACAGTCCCGGTCACCTTGAGCGTTCCACTGCCCGAGGCGGACGAATTGAAGCGCGCTGTGGATGGTGATTTCAGCAACCGCTCGATGCGGTTCTCGCACTGAGCAATCGCCTCGGCCGAGTCGCGTGATCCGCCGCCCGAGTTAGCGCCGGTGATCCCGAAGACTACGACTGCCACGAGGACAACCCCGAGGCATCCGAGGCATCCCCAGAACCCGGATCCTTTGCCCTGCTTCTGCAGATCAGGTGCGGCGGCTTTGTCCATCGCGGCGTTCCACTCGGTCCCGGGTGTGGGGGGTGGAGGCGTGGATGGTGGCGGTGGCGTGGTGCCAGGCTTGTCTTTCCACGAGTCCGTCCACCGCTTGCCGTCGTACCAGCGGAGACGGCCAGAGCCGTCCTCGTACCACCCAGGTTTCGCTTCCCCCATGCTGGGACTCTAGCGATAGGTCGAGCGCGGAGGGCACCGGACCGGTGCTCGGGCGAGATGTCGGCGTACCATGGCAGTCTCTCGGCCGGAGGAAGGATCATCCGGCTTTGGGAACGAACAGGCGCTACGCCACCGCGGTCGACGCACGCATGAACGATCGCGCACTGCAGGTAGCAGCGAGAGACGCTCCCCTGCAGACGCTCACTCCGCTCGAGCTACGCCTCGACGAGGTGCCACTGACCGTCGACCCGAAGCCGCGCCGCAAGGTGAAAGCGTGGGTGCGGTTCGGGGACACGCCCGTCCGTGTCGATGCGATCGCCGCGCGCTGGACCCCGTCCGCGGTTGGCATCACGTTCACCGTTGAGGGGCAGGAGCACCGCTGCTGGGTGTGGGTCGGGGCCGTCGACGAGCAGCTATGAGGTGAGCGTCGGCGGGTCGTGTTAGCGTCAGCCCTCCCAGCCAGGGGGGGTCGTCCCAAACAGAGAGAAGATCCCCGATGGATTTCCGCATCATTCCGAGTATGTCCCCCGCCGAGCTTTACGCCCAGGAACGAGCGATCAAGGCCGACCCGGACTCGTTCGACCCGTCTTTCACGTTGCTCCTCACCGAGGCCCTCGACCGTCATGAGACCGAGCAGCTACCTCCCACCCAACGGGTCTTGGAGATCCCGCCCCGCTCGTAGGCTGGTGGTCATGTACATCGGCACGATCCGCCCCGACGAGACCCGCACCGCTGACCTGACGGGGAACTCGCTCGAGGAGATCCACGCCGCCGCAGTCGCGCAGCTCCCCACCGGGTTCGAGCTCGTGTCCGCACCCGTGCGGATGATCAAGGGCAGCACCGCGCTCACCGCAACCGCGACGTTCCGCCGAGTCGACGGCATCCGCGAAGTCGAAGCCGACACCCGGGACGGGCTCGACACCATCGTCCCCGCCGGCTGGCAGCTCCTCACCGTCCGCACCGTCTAACGACGAAACGCCCCCGGCCACCTCGTGAGAGGCGCCGGGGGCGTTCTGTACATATGCGTTCGTTCGAGCGGAATCGCTAACTGGGCCGAACCCCGCGCGGCGTGGGTTCCGTGTTCTTGCTCCAGGAATCCCCACAGTCCAAGCATCCGACGTCGCCGGTGTGCGCGCTCAAGGCGTACTCCCTGTCCGTTCGCGGATGCTCACAGTACGGCTTTCCGTCCTCGACCCATCTCTTCTCGATCTCAGCGAGCTCTTTCATCTGCACCATGCGCGAAACGTACACCCTCGGGCCTCGGATAGGATCGCGCGCATGGGTCATCGGGGGAAACGACGTCGCCGGAACGCCAACGCTTGGTGGCGTCAGCAGTACGGCGGCATGCCCGTCTGGGGTATCGGTGCCGCGCTGGCGTTCCTGGTCGTCGCGGCGGTTGCCGCTATCCCGGCCATCGTGTCGCAGCCGACGACGTCCTCGGCGGTCGAGCTCCGGCCCGTCGCTCCTCTGTCGACCGGGGTGGCCTCGCCATCATCGTCGCCCGTCGCGGCGGATGGCGCGCTCGGAGAGGTCCAGGCGCTCCTCGCTGGCGATGATCCGATCGTCATCAGCGTCCTCGGCGACTCGACAGGCAACGGCCCCAACGAATGGGTAGCTCGCTGGGCGAAGCGCATCGGCGAGACCGGCAGCACCGTCACCGTCCACTACTGGGATGACGTCGACGAGACGTACGCCGAGGACGTCACCTACGGGAGCGGGTCGCGGGCCGTCGAGATCTGGAACGGGTCGATGCCCGGGAAGAACGCGATGAACGCGCTCGAGATCCGCGATCAGTTGCAGCCCGCCGAACCCGACCTGATCGTCTACAACTTCGGGCACAACATCGGCCCCGAGCCGGTCGACGTGACCTACAGCAAGATCCAGAAGGCCGCCGAAGAGCAGTGGGGCGGACGGATCCTCCGCGTGGCGATGCTGCAGAACCCTGCGCACGGGACCCGTGAGGCACCGACCGAGGGCTCTCAGCGGCGCGTGTCGGCTTGGGCGTCCCGCAACGGTGTCCCCCTCGTCAACATTCGTGACGCGTTCACCGCGAACCCGGAGTGGGTGGCCGACTACATGCTCGACGAGGTTCACCCGAACGACGCCGGCTCGCAGGTGTGGGTCGAGCAGGTCATCAAGACCCTCGGCCCCTGATACCCGGAGGCACCAGGGGCCGGTCAGGTCAGCTCGAGCGGAAGACGACCGCGGGAGCCTTGTAGCTTCCCGTGCCGCCGATCACGACCGTCTCCGGAAGCGGGAACGCTCCCGAGATGAGACGGACGTAATTGCTTCCGTCCTTCATCTTCAGCAGCGACATGAACCCGGAGTTGCCCGCCGCGAACCCGCGTGGAGCGCCCGTCGTGTTGTCCGCGGTGAACGCGAGCCAGTACCGGGTACCGGCGAGCATCGCGACCGCAGGGCTCACGGTCTCGACCTGGCCCGCGTTCGCAGCCGGGAACGCCGACGATCCCTTCGACCAGACGCGGGCGCCACTGTCGTCGTAGATGCCGATGTCGTAGTTCCCGGACTGGACAGCGCAGACCCATTCGAGGAACGCGACGCTGATATCCGTCGACGGCTTCACCGGAACCAGGATCGCCTGATTCGCCGACAGCATCGTGACCGACCCTCCCGCCAGTGCGGTCAGGAACGGGTCCGTGCCGATCGTCGACATATGCGGCACCGCCGACGGGTCGCCCGAGCCGGCCGGTCCTGCAGGGCCGGGAGATCCCTGCGATGCGAGTCGCGGCAGGACGCCCTCGACGACAGAGATGATGTCGATCGTGATGTCGGCGGCGGCGGACGCCGCCGTGTCGCCGTAGACGATCGCTCGCAGATACGCGGCGTTGTCCGCCACCTTGATCGTGAGGATCTTGTGGTGGAAGCCGTCGCGCGCGTGCGAGAGCGCCGAGGATGAGGTCACGTTCGTGACGCCATCGGTGAGACTGATCCGCCCTCGCGTGCCGCCGGCACCAGCAGGGAGGCGCATCTTGACCGCGAGGGTGACGTACTTACCCCGCAGCGGAGCGACCGGGATGTCGCCTCGGATGAGAGACTGCGCCGGCCCCGTTGCCTGAAGGCGAAGCGCATACCCGTTCGGCGACTCGAAGTAGCCCGCCCGCGTGTCTTTCGACACGGTCGCGCCCGAGACCACGAATCCGTCTGGCACCGCCCCGCCGAAAGCGGCGAAGTTGCCGTTGCTGAGCAGCTGCGGGGCGGACGAGGTCAGCGACGACGTCTGCTGCGCGTGCACGGCGCCCGTGCGGATGTCGAGCTGCATCGCGGCGAGCAGGCACTCGGCCATGAGCTGCGACCCATTCGGGGCGGGAGCGTCAGCGGAGGTGGTGGGGTGGATGCCGTCCGCCTTGATGTAGGCGTTCGGATTCCCGGTGGCGAGGAACGCGTCGTGCGTGTTCACGACGCCGTAGCCGCGGAGCTGCGCGATCTCCTCGTAGACACGGTTCTTGAGCGCCATGTCATTGTCGCCCGTGTTGGGCGGCTCGAGGACGAGGACAATGCCCGCGTACGGAAGCGCGGCGGAAAGAGCTTCGGTGAGCGCGAGGTACTGACCGCGCCACATGATCGGACCCGCCGCCGCGAGGGACCCTTCGTTCTTGCCGTGCTCAACGAATACAAGATCGGCATTCGTCGCGACGACCGCGGCCTGCCAGCGTGAGCCGAGCAGGTAGTCGGTGCGCATACCGGCGGCGCACGCTCGCCAGATGTGGACGGTGCGCGGTCCAGTTCCGACCTGGATCGTCGTCGCCGGGCCTGCGGAACCGGTGTCGTAGGCCGCGCCACCGGTCTCATCCCACCCGTGAAGGATGAAGGTGTGCGACGGGAATCGTGGCGCGAACTGCGTCCAGAACAGGTTGACGTACTCGATCGGCTCGTTGCCCAGCGACGTGCCGGGATGCAGGACGTTCGCGTCCTCGACGCCGCGGTAGAGCTTTGTGAGGAACCGCTGCGTGTTCGCCGCGGTGGCCGCCGGACCCGGGACGATCTTGGCGGTGAGTGCAGAGTCGGCGAGGCGATCCGGGAGATTCGCATCGGGGACCTTCTTGTCGGATCCGATCGGAGCGACCCCGCCCGGCGCGTCCCGCCTCTGCTCGATCCGAGCGTCCATCGCCTCAACCGTCGGCGCCTGAGCGGCCTCCGCGGCGGCGACAGCGAGGTCACGGGCGGACTCTGCGCCGCCCTTCGCCGCCACAGCGTCCGTGACAGCACCCTCGGCGGCAGTCGCAAAGTCGCCCGCAGCGGTGGCGGAAGTCGAAGCTTCCCCCGCCGACGTAGCGGCGTCGTCCGCGAGACCAGCGACATCCGACGCAGCCTGCAGCACCTCGGCGACGACCTCAGGGCCCAGCCCGGCATCCGCGACAGCCTGCTTCGCCGCACCGAACACGGAACGCAAACGCACCTCGAACTGCCCCGACTTCAGGATCACGTACTCGGGGTCGCCCTCCACCCGGAACTGCGGCAGCTGGCCGATACCCGACGAGCGCAGCGTGCTGATCTCTGAACCTGAGACGGCCTCGTAGACCGCGAGGGGTGTCGTGAAGGACAGGTCGTCCCCTGCGAACACCTCGAACTCCGCGCTGGCGACGAGAGCGCCCTCCCCGTCGTTCGCAGTCGGGTCAACCGCGATCGGCTGATCGAAGTAGTCGACCATCAGACCCCCTTGGAGATGTAGGCCGTCGTCGAGAGCACACGGGTCTCGTTCGGCACGATGTACACACCGATGGCAGCGAGAGACGCGATACCGATCTGCATCCACTCGACCAAGGAGATGCCGTCTGTGAGGAACGAGATCGCCAGGAGGATGCCAGCGGTCGCCGCGGTCGCGATGGTCTTCGCATACTTGCCCACGGCAGTCGAGAAGTTCGGGACGAGGTAGACAACGACCGCGCCGATCACGGCCACAGCGAGGTTCAGAAGCTCCTCGACGGAGAGGGCGTCGTCCGAGAGGGCGGTGACGAGGAACATCACCGCGGTCAGGGCGATGTAGACGATGGACTTTGCGTAGCGCGTGATCATGACGGCTCCTTGGGTGAGTGGGGGTTGAGGGTGTCCTCGAGGCCGTCTGGAAGCGGGTCCGGGACGACGCCGTTGACGCGCAGCTGGTAGCGGAGCACGCCCGAATACTCCTGGAAGGCGATGCGCCGGTCGCGCTCCGCTTCGGCGGCTCGAACAGCGGAGTCGCGCTGGGCGATGATGTCGTTCTTCCGGTTCGTCTCCTTCGTGGAGACGCCCCGCTTCACCTTCGAGATGATGTCGACGATCTCTCGCGCAAAAGCACCGAGACCACCAGCCCCCAGGAAGGCGACGATGATGGGGACGAGGTCGAGATCGGCCACGCCTACTCCTCTCCAGGAGCGACGTTCCCCGTCCGTCTCCGTAGGGCTTCTGCGATGCGATCGGCGAAGCCGTGCACATCGGGGTCCGTGCCGAAGATCTGTAGTTCGACGTACCGGCGGAGCATCTGGATGCCGGCGTAGAACACCAGCGATGTCGCGACGCCCGCGGTGACCGACTCGAAGAGGGTGTTGCCGAGGACGATGAAGTAGATCGCCACCCCGGCGATTCCGAGGACCAGTGCGGGCGGTTCGAGGATCCAGATGCGGGTGATGCGCCCTACGGCCCCACCGACCCCGCCAGCGAGCAGGAACGTCGCCCACATGGGGACGAGCCATTCCGCGCTGGCCAGGCCCTCCACGACGCTCGTCGGGGTGAACAGCGCCGCGTACAGACCGCCGATGATGACGATCCCGTACGCGACGATGTCGATGATGCGGATGAACGCCTCCAGTACGCGCCGCTTGTTGGGCGGCACCGGGTGGCGCTCCATCACTTCGCTCGCGTCGGGATCGCGTTGACCTGCTCGACGGTCAGCTTCTCGCTCGAGTAGGGAAGCTTCCAGCCGGCGGCCGCGAACGCCGTCTTGATCGCCGCCCACTCGGGCACAGACAGCTGACGCTTGAACCCATCCTTGACTTCGTAGACAGGGTCCGACTTCTTCGCCTTCACGTACACGGTGGCGGCCATTTCGATCTCCTCAGGGTTCGGGGTGCGTGCCGGCTTCCCGGCGGGCTTGGGGGTGGGCTTGGACTTCTGCTGCGCGGCGATCGCACGGCGAATGAACGGGACCGGGTCGATGACCTTGCGGCTCGTGTTCCACGCACCGTCGCTGTAGTACGAGAAGACGAGATGGTCGTGCATCCCGTCCCACGTGATCGACAGCCCGGGGCGCTTCACGCGTCGACCGGTCCACTTCTCGTCGTCACCCCAGGACGCGTTGCGGCCGAGGCGCTGCCCGGATCGGACCTTGTCCCCGACCTTCACGGCCGGGAGCGTGTGCGAGTGGAACTCGTAGACGGTGCGGAGGAGGTAGCGGCCCTTGATGACGACGGTCCCGCCGAGCGCGCCGCCCGGGGCGGTGCCCGCGTAGACCACGGTCCCATCGAGGATCGCGACGACGTCGGTGACGACCGATGCCGTCTTGGACGCGTTCTGCTCGCGGTAGTCCGCGCCGCGGTGGTAGCCGCCGGAGTAGCGCGAGCTCTTCTTCCAGAAGACGTTGGAGCTGGTACGCGCGGGTCCGTAGACCTCGGCGAGGTCAAGCGTGGTGGGGGTCATCGGTGCTCCTCGGGGACGCAGGAGCCCCCGGTGGTTAGCCGGGGGCTCCGTGACTGATGGGGTTACGCCGCGGCCTCAAGGGCTGCCACGCGCGCCACAAGGTCGGTGTGACTCGACTCGAGAGCACGGACGCGTTCGATGGCGCGCTGGAAGGGCGGGAGCATCGCGAGCCACGCACGCTCGTAGTGGATGCCCTCGACCTCGCCGTCCTCGTTGTAGAAGACGGCCCAGCCGAGACCCGCCGCGTCGAGCGCGTCGGCGATCATTCCGGCATCCACCGGAGCGGCGTCACCGTGCTGGGCGACCTGCTCCCGATACCGGTACAGGACGAACGCGATCGACAGGATCTGCTCGTCCGAGATCTCCATCTCGGCGATGTCCTGCTTGTACTTCGCAGCCGACGACTGGTGGCCCAGGTAAGTCGGCTCCGCACCTTCGTTCGTGATGTACGCGGCGCGGCGGGTGCCGGTGAGGTTCCGGTTCCAGACGTCCCCGTTGAACCCACCGCTGCGAACGGCGGGCAGGTCGGCCGTCTTCTGGTCGACGTACCGCTTGTTGGCCCCGTTCTCCGGGGTAGCGGGGTCGGCCATGTCGAGGCGCCCGCCCGAACTCCACCGTGCGAGTTGCCCCCCACCGGACGGTCCCGACGTGGAACCGGCCGTGGCGTTGTCGACGTAGCGCTTGTTCGCGCCGTTCTCAGGTGTCGCGGGGTCGGCCATCTCGATGCGTCCACTCGCGGACCACCGAACCAGCTTGTTCCCACCCGACGGGCCGGAGACGGATGCTTCGGTCGAGCTGTCGGTGTACGCCTTCGCGACGGCCGCGGCGACGTCCGTGTAGGCCTTCGCTGCGGCGGCGGCTGTGTCCACGGTGCGCTTGTTCGCGGCGCTGTCCTGGTCGGTCGGGTCGGCGACGATGAGGCGGCCACCGCCCGTGAACCGGGCGAGCTTCCCCGGCCCTGTGAGGCCCGAGGTGGACGAGTCGGTCGCGTTGTCGACGTACCGCTTCGTCGCGCCGTGCTCGAGCGCGGTGGGCTCGGACATGCCCAGGCGACCCTCGGGGGTGTACCGGGCGAGCTTCCCTCCCCCACCGCTGGCACCCGACGTCGTCGAGTCGGTGAGGTTGTCGACGTATCGCTTCGTCGCGCCGTGGCCCAGCTGCGTCGGGTCGGCCATCAGCAGGTTCCCGGTGGGGCTCCACTGGACGAGTTTCCCGCCGCCCGTGCCCGTCCCGATCGCGGTCGCCTTCGTGACGGCGTCTGCGGTCGGCTTCAGGGTCGCATCCACGTACCGCTTGTTGGCGACGTGCGCGTTGATCTCCGGGTCAGCGACCGCGAGACGACCCTCCGGGGTGAACTTCGCCAGCTTCCCGCCGCCGCCGTCCGTACCGGTGGTCGTCGCCTCGGTGATCTCCGCGCGCGCGTCCACCCACGTCGGGACGCCAGCAACGATCTGCCGCACCCACACCGCCGAGCCGACGGTGACGCGAGTACCGATCCGCTCGAGGAAGAGGCGGACGGAGTCGCTATTCGCTGCAGCGCCGCCGTCGCCGTTCCACACACGAAGGTCGACGACCTCCTGTGCGGACGCCTGGCCGGCGGTGAACCGCACCAGCGCGAGCGGGTGGTCATCGATCACACCAGGCACGGTCTGCCGCGTCGACGCGAGCGCCTTCGTCGAGTTGCCCTTGAGCACCATGACGGTCGTCGTCTTGTCCGCCCAGTTGCGGCGGAGCACGACAGTATCCCAGCGGCTGCCAGAGGCCACCGCGGCGCCACCGACGATCTCGACGTCGTAGGACACATCGACGATCCCCCGCCCGGAGGCGCGGCCCGGCTGGACGTTCAGGGTCCGGTCGGCGGGGTTCGGGACCACCTCGAACGAGGACGCACCGAACACCGAGAAGGATGCCCCTGCGTACGTGAGAAGCTCGCCGAGCTCCGCGTAGGTCAGAGCACGCTCGTACCCCTTGGAGACGATCGCCATGATTACCTTCTTTCCAAGCTGCGCACGGACTTCGCGATCGACGCGACGTACTTCGTGAGGCGGGTCTGCGGTTCCATGTCGGCGAAACCGAATCGGGGCGTGACGGTGAAGCCCGCTTCGTTCGTGTGCGCGACCGTGATCTCGCTGACGATGTCGTGAATGGCGGCGGGCCCGACCTGCACAGGCACGCGGGTGCCGAGGTCGTAGGAGGTCGGGTAACGGAACCAGGACGTCTCACGTAGCTCCGCGGCCACGCTCCCCTTCTCAGCGTTCGCTGCGAGCGCCTCCAGCCCGTACGGGGTGAGGTCAGCGCCCGGCTCAGCGTCGGAAGCGTCCACGTACACCTCGAGCACACGGCCGAGCTCAGCTTCCAGCGCCGAGTTGATGACCGTCTTGTACTCGCGCGCGACGCCTTGGCCGGCGCCGCCGACGACCACGCGTGTCGCGGTCGCCGGCTGCCGCGCGATCCTCCAAGAGGAGATCACTCCGGACAGAGCGGTGAGCGCTCGGGTGTAGACGGCGCCCGTGCGGATCTCGACCACCCACCTACCGGTCTCCCGGTTGCGTTCGATGGTGAGCTGCAGGCGGGCGTCTGTGAGCATGTCGACCACGGTCGCGACCTGGTCCATCCGGAACCGGCTCACACCGACCGGGCCGCGACCCTCCGATGCGGGCACGTCCACCGGCAGGTTGAGACGGTCCACGGCCGCAGCGATCACGGCGAGTGCCCGCGTCTCCGCCGGACCGGTGTAGGTCGCGAACTCGGAGGTCTGCGCGGTCACGGCGGCGTCAGGCTTCTGCCACGCGAGCATGCTCGTGAACCACGAGAAGTCGTCGACCACGCTCGCTGTCAGATTCCCGTAGGGTCCTGCGCTCTCGATCTGCCCGACGCGACCCTCGACCAGCCGGCGCTGAGTGAGCAGGCCCTCGTCGAGGGTGATCAGCCAGACCGTCGCGCGGGCGCCTGGTGCAATTAGTGCGGGAACGGCGGGGTCGGAGTCGCGGACGGTGATGCTCGCGGTTGACGCCTTGTTGTAGCGGAGGGTGCACGTCGTTGCCGACGGCAGCAGCTGCTTCACGAAGGACGACGACGCTGTCTGCAGCTCGACGAGGATATGTTCGAGCTGCATCAGTAGGCCCGCCAGTACAGAGGTGTCAGCTCCGCCACGACCGACCCGGTGCCTTCCGCCTGGATGACCAGCGGCGAGGTCCCACCCGCGGGGACGGGTCCGAAGAGCTGGAACCCAAGCTCCGCGGTCACGTCGTCACCATCGAGGGTCGCGAACTGTGCGGCCGGGTCCGTGTCGATCGTGAGAGCCGACCCTTCGGGCACCGGGATCGCGACCTCGATGATCGCGCCGTCGACCCCGAGCTGGATGCTCGTGAGCGGGCCGTTCACCGTCCACGTGAGGTAGGCCGGCTCGTTCCCGGGGTTGTCGATGTTCGCCAGGGCGAACGACGAATCCGAGGAAAGGTAGTAGACGTCGCCCGGCTCGTCCGGGATGAAGTCGACGCCGGCTTCCGCGCCGAGGAAGGTCTGCCGGACCGCCTGGCCCCGCCACAGCGGGCGGGGCGCAGACAGCTCGAGCCCGATGTTCGCGTAGCCCGTGAGGAACGGGTCGACCTGGAACACGTGGTTGCCGTCGAAGACGCCGACGAGCGCGAGGGTCCGCGCGTCATCGCCCTCCCCGACGGTCCACGTGCCCGGGACGATGGGGTGGAACGAGTCGAAGAACGCGGCGTGCTGTGTGCGCCACTCGCTCGCCGACCGCGCCTGGAACATCAGCGGCCAGAACACCCGACGGGACGGGATGTGGTAGCTCCGCAGGTCCTCACCGTGCACCAGAGGCGACGACGACGACCGGACGTCCATCTGCGGCATGTGCAGGCCCTGCACGCCCGGGAGCATCGAGGGGAACGTGCCGTACGACAGGACGAACGTCTCACCGTTCACCCCGGTCCACGACATGAACCGGCCCTCTGCGACCTCACGCGGATCCGGCTGAACCGCTGGTGCGGCGAAGACGATCCCCATTCACGCCTCCTCAGAAACTGGCATCCATCGCCCGCTGAAGCGCGAGCGCGTTCTCCTTGGACACCTGGGTGGGGTCGTAGGAGTAGTAGGTCGCGCCGCGGTTATCGACGTGGATCGGGGCGCGCTCCGAGGAACCCCTCTGCGCACCGAGTCGCATGAGCGCGTTCTCCGCGATCGCGATGTTCCGCTCACGCTGATCCGGCTTCCCCGATACGTACGCCTCCCAGACCGTCTCCGGCTCAGCGAACTTGTGGATCCCGGCGGCTCGACCCGCGTAAATGCCTGGCTCGAACCCGCCGTTGGCGAACGCCTTGTAGTCGTACAGGCCACCGTTGGCGTTGTACGCCGCGGCGACCTCGCCTCGTGCGGCGCCGGTCTGCTTGACCATCTGGTTGATGACCACGTCCCTGCGCCCCGGGATGTCGCGGATGGCCTGAGCGACCTCGCGCGCGTTGTCCATCGCCGCTTCCCACCCGTTGAGAGTTACGGCGGTGCCGATGTTCTTCGGGATCAGGCCTAGGTCGTCGGCGTAGTCCTCCGCGGCGTCGCCCGTGATGTTGAACGCGCCGAGCATGTCGATGACACGCCTGCGTCCCTCGGCGAGGACCTTCGCGGCGTCCTCTTCCGAACCTGTCCGGATGGCCGTCGCTGCCGCGTAGTCGAGGGCGCTCTTCGCGGCGGAGTCGATTGCCGCCTCGTTGTCGCGCCCCTTCTGGGTCGTGTTGTCGAGGGTGGAACCGTTCTTCTTCGCGGACTCAGTGAGGTCATCGAGCGCTTGCTCGAACTCGCGCGCTGCTGCACGCGAATCGAGCTCCACGGACCCGAAGCCCCGGATCTGGTCCGCGAGCTTGTCGACCTCGGTCCCCGTGCCTTGCGCGGCGCCCTCAAGCTCCTGCAAGGCTGCAGCGTTGTCGAGCGCGCCTGCCGATGCTTCGTCAGCGGAGGGCTTGATCTTGCCGAGCGCGATGTCCAGGAGGACGTTGTCGTCGGCCGCGAGGCCCGCGACATCCGCCTGTTGGATGAGCGCGTTGCGCAGATCCGAGGAGCTGTTGATCAGCGTGAGGATGTCTTCGTCGGTCAGGTCGTACTGCTCGCGGATGGCCGCCAGTGCGCCGACGAGCTCATCCGGCGAGACGCCGGCGAGGGCGTCGCCGAGGTTCGTGACGGACGCGCTGAGCTGGTCGAAGTAGATGTCGATCGGGTCGTCGCTGTTCGACGACGGAGCGCCCTGACGGATCTGGTCCAGGACACCGCCGAGGTCCTGCAGGGTCTCTTTGACCCGCTCTACCTCCCACGGGAACGAGGTTCCCTCGACGGACTGCGCGAGCGCCTTGTCGAGGCTGCCCTTCGTGAGCGTGTTCTGCAGCTCCGTCGCGTCGGCCTCTACGCCACGCAGCGCCCCGCCGATCGCCTCGAGGCCCGCCACAGCGGCGCCCGCGACAGCGAAGGCTCCGAGGAGTCCGCCGAGAGTGCTGAGCCCGCGAGAGAGCCGCTGGACGCCGGGGGGCATGCCGTCGAGCGCCGACCGGAACTCTGCGATCTTCGGGACCGCGGTGAAGAAGAGCCCCCCGGCGATCGACACGGCCGCCCCGGCAGCGCCGATCCAGAAGACCGCCGACTGCCCGGCGTCGGGCATCTCGTTGAACCCGTCGACCAGGCCGGTGAGGAACTGGACGAAGAAGCGCCCGGGACCGTTCGCGGACTCCCCCATCTGGATGAGGCCGGTGTCGATCGCTCCGCTCAGACCCTCGACGTCACCCTTCAGGTTGTCGAGTCGCTTCGCAGCGGTCTCCGCGGCGTACCCCTGGTCGTCGACCATCCGGGTGTACTCCTGGATGCCACCCTTACCCTCCTGGAGGAGGATCGAGGCGCCACGGATCGCGTCCTGACCGAAGATCATGGCCAGGTTGGACTGCTTCTGCTCCTCGGTCATCCCGGCGAACGCAGTCTCCAGCTCGCCCGCGAGACCGGCGAGGCCGATGAACTTGCCGGTGGAGTCGTAGGCGTTGATGCCCAGCGACTCCATCAGTTGGGCGTTCTCCTTCGTCGGGTTCGCGAGACGCAACAGCATGGTGCGGAGCGACGTGCCCGCGTCCGAGCCGAGCATGCCGGCGGAAGCGAACGCGGACAGCGTGCCGACGGTCTCCTCTACGGGCACCTGGAACTGGTGCGCGACGAGGCCGGCCTGGTTCAGGGCCTGCGCCATGTCCTCGACGTCACCCATCGCCTTGCCCGCGCCGGCAGCGAGGAGGTCGGCGACGTGGGAGGCGTCCGTGCCGTCGAGCTTGAACTGCTGCAGCGTGGTCGACATGACCTCCGCCGACCGGGCGACGCCGAGGCCACCAGCAGCAGCCAGGTCGAGCGACCCGGTCAGGCCGCCGCCGAGGATGTCCTTCGCGCTGAGACCGGCCTTCGCCATCTCCTCGATGGCGTTCGCGGACTCCGTCGCGGAGAACACCGTCGCGGCGCCCGCCTCGATCGCGGCGTCACGCAGGGCGACCTGGTTCTCCGTCGCGTCGTCGCCTGTCGCGATGACGTTCGACATGGCCTGGTCGAACTCGACGAACTTGCCTATCGCCAGGCCGACGCCAGCGGCCATGACGCCACCCGCGACGAGCATCCCGCGGCCGAGGAGCTCGAACTCCTGCTTCTTCTGGGAGAGCCGTTCGACCTCGGACCCTGTGTCCCGGACCGACTTCTGCGCGGTCGCGAACGCCTGGTTCCAGTCGTTGACCTGAGCGGAGAGGGAGACACCCACGGGACGGTTCGACAAAGGGACCTCCGTGGGTGTGTCCTGTGGCTGCTAGCCGCCGTTCGCGGGCTCGCCGAACGCCTCGTAGCGGACGACCCACAGGAGGGGCCAGTCGTCGTCGCCGACGGCGTCTCGACGCGCCTTCTGCGCCTTGTTGAGCGCGTCCTGCGCGAAGTCCGAGAACGGTTCCGCGACGAAGTGCCCGGTCGACTCGGTCGAAGCCGGGTTGTTCAGCGGGTTCGTCGCTTCCGCGATGGGGACGCCGTGGGATCCGCGGGGCGTGTGCTCACGCTCGTAGTCCGCGAGGATCAGTGCCCGGTCGCGGTCGTTGAACTCCGGTTCCCGGGTCGTGATCGACGTGCCGGTCAGCTGGCCTTCCGCGTCGTAGTGGCGCGTGACTTCCGCGGGCTCCCAGCCTTGGAAGCGGCGGGGCGAGATGCCGAGGGAGCGGGCGAGCTTGACGCCGAGCCCGCCGCCGCTTTTCCCAGCTCACGCAGCTCCTTGACGGCCGCGTAGTGGTTGAGGCCCCAGATGACAGTGCCGACATTGTTGCGGTGCACGGATTCGAGCACGGACCAGAGGTCGGCCCACTCCTCGCTCGTGACGGGTTCCCCCTGAACGCGGAGATGCTCTGCGGGGTAGAGGCGAGGGAGCATCGCCTGGTCGTAGCCGATGTTCGAGTCGCCGGGAACGGCGGTGCGAGGCGGGCAGCTCGCGACGAGCTGCTGCCAGGCGTCGGGGAGGAGCTTGACGGCGGTGACCGTGACGAGCTCACCTCCGAGCACGATGTCGACGGTCGCGATCTTCTCCTGCGCGAGCTCGGCGCGCTGCTTCTTGATCAGTTCCTGGATGTTCACGTTCTGCTCCTCACCATGTCTCACCATGCGGAAGGGGGGCCGGGGTGGGGCCTGGTGAGGGAAACCCCACCCCGGGGTCGGTCAGGCCGCCTGGACCGTGATCTCGTGCTCGCGGCGCACCTTGTCGCGGACGTTGAGCTTCTGGATCTTCATCAGCTCGCTGTTCGCGGTCGGGGGCACATCGCGAGGGATCGACGTGGTGACCGGGATGATCGCGTTGATCTTCGTGTCCTCGTCGATCTCGTGGTCGTTCGGGTAGCCGAGGATGTGGACGATGTTGCCGTCGACCCCCGGGGTGCCGAGCACCGTCTCGACCTGGGTCGGGGTGGTGCGGTTGTAGACCCAGCGGACCTCGACGGTGTCGGTGACGGTGCCGTCGAGCTCGAGCGCCTGGTCGAGGGTGTACCGGCCGGCGGTGATCGTTGCGATGGTCATCGAGTGGTTGAACCCGTCAGGCGCGAGCCCGTAGGTCAGCCGCTTGACGCTCGCGGCGTTGAGCTCGGCGACGGTGGGCTTCGTGGGATCCGCGATGGTCGGTGCCCACAGGACGATTCCACGCCCATCGGCGGCCTGGCCGCGCTGCACTGCTTCCTGCAATGCGTCCTCCTAAGAGTCGGCCCCCGCGGGGGCGGTTGATGTGTCCTCACCAGGACGGTTCGAGGTGCGCTTCTTCGCGGTCCTCGTCGCGGTGCGCTTGCGCGCGGGCCGCGGGGCCTTCACCACTCCGGCGACGAAGGTCGCGGCGCGGGCGTTCTGGACTGGGATCGGGTCGATCACCTCGTAGATGTCGGGGTTCGCTGCCGCCTCGGGGACGGCGACGTCGTACTCGTGCAGCGGGTCGCCGGGCTTCTTGCCTCGGACGCGAACGAACGGCATGGGGCTCCTCACGCGAGGTCGGAGACGACCTCGAACGCGAGATCGCAGAAGTACAGGTCGGCCTTCGGGTCGTAGTCGACGTCGTTGCCCTCATCGAGCCGGATCGGCCACACGTACCGGCCATCGACCGCGAGGTCCTGGCCGACGATGGCGAGCGCGGTGTCGGCGATGAGCGCGCACCCGGTCGCGTCCACAGCGACGGCGCGGAACTGGAAGATGTACGTCGCGCGCGAGTTCGCGGTGACGCGTTCGCTGTAGCGCGACTGCGTGAGGGTGTCCGGTGTGGACGGCCACAACACCCAGTAGTTGTCCTGCACGAAGTCACCCGGCCCGCGCAGGCGGACCGCGTCGTGCCCCGATCCGGTGAGGATAGGGAACGAGTCCAGAAGCGCCTTCATCGCGGCGTGGTGGGCCTGAGAGGTCATCAGTAGATCCCTCCGCGGAGCAGGCCGGACACGGCGCCGGACAGGGTGGACTGGAACCGGGTGCGGGCGAGGGAGCGTTCGATCGCGACCTCTATCCCGCGGATCAGGTCCTCCGCGGCGAACTTCTCCGCCTCCCGGCGGGACCGGTCGGGCCGGGCTCCCATCGGCGTGACGAGGGGGTCGTCGAAGATGCCGGCGGACGGGACCAGGCCGCCCTTTCCGGTCTTGCCGCCGTAGCGTTCGAGGTTCGGGCCGATCTCGACGTAGAGGACGCCCTGCCCGAAGGCACCGACGCCCCGCGTCTCGTAGTCGATCGTTGCCGTGTACTGGCGGCCGAGCGGGTTCCTCGCGGCCAACTCGATCCACCGGGCCTTCGTGCGGGCTCCGACCTGCTGCATCACCGCCGGCACCTCCGCCGGCACGAGGTCGGCGAGCTCGGTGAGGTCACGTTCGAGGTCCCGCAGCTCGGAGATGTCGAACGCGTCCGCCACCGCTCACCCCCTGTCAGCTGAGGATCTGCACCGGGTATCGCGCGGCCGAGGTCTGGCCCGCCTGAGGCTTGCCGGACACCCTGTAGCGGGTGCCGACGAGCGACTGATCCACACGAGAAGCGTTGACGAGCACTTCGGCGTCCCGGGACACGACCGTGCCCGACGGCAGCTTCACCACGGGCGACTGGTCGGCGAGGTCCTGAGCGACGACGTCCCTGTCGGAGACCGCGAGAGTGGCGAGAGCGATCTGCGCCGGCCCCTCGTACTCGACCGTCGCTGGGACTCGCTCCGCCTTCCCCGTGGTCGGGTTCGTCTGGAGCTTGAACGTCCCGACGACGACGTCCTCGGTGAACCGTGTCTCCGCGGTGCGTGCTCGGGCGCGAGCGAGGATCGATTCGACACTCACGACGACCCCAGCACGATCGAGAACGCCCCACGCTTCGGCCGGCGCCGCGGGACCAGCTTGTCGATCTCCGCATCGGTGACGTACACCGCGCCGGACGATACGGCGCTGTCACGGCGTCGCGTGATCCGGTAGTCGTCGATGCCCTCCGACTCCTCGAGCCACCCTTCGGTGTTGACGAGGTAGCGGCGGACCATCTCGACGACGGTCGAGGTGTAGAGCGTCTTCCACAGGTCATCGGTCGGCGGGACGAGGATGCCTCGCTGCTGCAGCTGGTACTGCACCTCAGCTTCGGCGTCCCCGATCCGCGTCTCCGCGACCGGCTTCTCGTCGTCGGTGAGCGCCCGCCACCGCGACTCGAGATCATCGACGGTGACGGGCGGCCACACGGTCAGGCCGTCGCGATCTTCGCGTCTTCGAGCGCCTGGATGATGTCGCCGCGCTTCGCGTCCTCGGCGAAGTCGACGTTCAGCCCTGCGGCCTTCGTCGCCTTCACCGCGTAGTCGCGCCACGCGTCGGCACCCGAGCCAGCGCCCACCTTGGGCGGAGGAGTCAGCGAACCGGCATCCTCCGACTCCGTGGAGCCCGCTGCCGGTGGTTCCGGCGTCGCGGCGGTGCCGGTGCCGCTCGGGTTCTCCGGCGTCTCCTGCGAGTCGCTGTCCTCATCCGGGCTGGTGGTCCAGACGTTCGGGTTCGTGATCTTGTCCTTCGCCCACTTGGGGAGCTTGTCCCCGGGGCCGAAAGTGTGGGCCGCGAAGTCCTCGTCGTGGACCGTGACGAAGGTGTTCAGCTTCTTGCTCATGCTCTTCTCCTCTGATGAGGGAGGGAGACGACCGAAGCCGCCTCCCTCCCAATCGGTCACGCGGTGACGACGGCCTGGAAGGTCAGGTCGGGGTTCGCGAGGACCGGGAGCGCGATGCCCGCGGCCTTCGTCCACACCGCGACCGGGTCCTTCGTGGAGTAAGCGCCCGCGACGATCCCCGGCTCTTCGCCGGTCAGCTCGTACTCGGGCTCGAGGGACTCCGCCGTGGTGCCCCAGAACGTGCCACCGAGCTGCGTGTCGCCGGCGGCGGGCAGCAGGATGACGTTCGACTCCGGGATGACACGCGACGCCGTGACGACGCCGGAGCTCGAGTTGCGGACGTTGATCTGCGCGTCGTTCAGGACGATCGGCGGCAGGTTGTACGCGGCGAGCAGCGTGTTCAGCGCGGCGGGCGACACGATCGACGGCGCCGTGGCACCGACCGACACCAGGTTGCGCACCTCGGCGGCACGGAGGATGTGCGCGAGCACGGTCTCCGACGTGAGGATGGCGCCCGGGTTCGTGCCGCCGTTGTTCGCCCGGTACGTCTTGCGCCAGGCGATCAGGTCCGCGATGGGCGTCGCGGATGCCGCGACGGACCAGAGGGTGCCGGGAGCGACGTTGGTGTGAGCGGACCGACGACCGAAGTCGACCTCACCGATCACACCGTCCTCGTTCAGCGTCACCTTGCCGGTCGCCAGGGCCGCGCCTCGGGCGAGCTCGATGCGGGCCGCGACGGCCTGCACCATCCGGTCGGTGTCGTTGAAGATCGAGTTGCGGATCGACTCGTCCAGCGAACGCTGCCGCAGACGGTCGTACTCCGACAGCTTGATCTTGCGCGACACCGGGGGCAGCTCACCCGTAACGCGGGTCGCACCGGGGCGGCTCGCGATCGACGACTCAGCGTCATACGACCGGAACGAGGCCGCCTCCGCGAGACCCTGGCCACCGCGGGTGAATCGGTACTGCAGGTCGTCGACGGGCTCCGAGGGGAGGAACGCCGACAGGGTGAACTGGTTCTGCTCGATGTCGGCGAGGGCCGCGCGAGCGTACCCCGTCAGCTCAGCAGGAGTGATGTAGTCCGTGGTGATGAGCATGGCTCACTCCTCTCAGATGAACTGGATACGGCCGGCAACGTCTGCCTTGCCGTTCGCGTCGACGGTGAACGGGAGAGCGGCCTCGTTGATCCGACCGTGGACGAGGAGCGGGCCGACGACGTCGTTGCTCCCGATCTTCTGGGCGGTCAGCAGGAAGCCGACGAGGGTCTGGCGGCCATCGGTCGCCGTGTCGTCGTACAGGCCGTACTTACCCGACGCGGTGATCTTGCCGAGCTTCGTGCCCGACGGGAGGTGACCGACGGGGTAGTGCGTGCCGGAGGTGAAACCACCACCGGCACCGGGGACGATCGTGACGCTGATCGCAGCGTCCTGACCGTGCGCCGAGTCCAGCCAGGACTGGTCGTCCCCGCCGAACGTCTCGGTCTTGAGTCCGAGATCCATGAGGTATTCCTTTCGTGAGGGTCAGCCCCGGCGCTTGCCGGCGACTAGTTCTTCTTGGGGTGTCGCTTCTCGTACGCGGACTTCCCGCTTTCGAGGCCGCCGTCCGCATCGCCCCGTTCTCCCTGGCCGGGGAGTCGACGGTTCGGTGCGGCACCCTCCTCCGAGTTCTCGTCGACCCAGCTCTGCAGCTTCACGGTGTCGACGGACTTGCCGTCTTCCGCGACGAACTGGGATCGATCGAGAGTGAGGAGCTTCGAGGCGGTGTACTTGCGGCCTTCGAGGGCCTTGTCCAGCTGGTCCGCAATGCGCTCGATGGCGAGCTCGCGGTCCTTCGCTGCGAGGGCATCCTGAATGCGCTTGTCGACGTCCTCCTCGGATACTCCCGAGGCATGGTCACCGGCCTTCTCGTCGCCCGGCTTCGGTGCGTCACCCGGCTTGGGGTTCGACTTCGACTCTTCGAGCTTCCGACGCTCGTCGGCCCGCGCGCTACGGTCCGCTCGAGCAACGCGAGCAGCGACAAGCCGCTCGAACTCTTCCTGCGATGCCGGGGGCTTGAATCCGGTGTCTCCACCGTCGCCCCCATTCGCACCGTCGCCACCGGCTCCGTCGCCGCCCCCGCCGGCCGCGTCGTCGACCGGCGCGAAGTAGCGCAGGAAGGGGCGGTGGAAGGTGGGGGCGAACCCGGTACCGGTGATCTGTCCGAAGGCGTTGCTCTTCATGATGTCCTCTCCCGTTTAAGGCCCGTGCGGCCACCGTTTAAGGCCCGGACGGCCGCCGCGACACGCTCGCGTAGCGCCTCCACCGCAGCGGTGGGAAGAGTGAGGGGGTGTGATCGGACCGGATTCGAACCGGTGTTACCGCGCCGGGGCCACTGCCGCTGAGGGCTTCGGCGAGTGTGATTACTCGCTCTGGGGACTCGAACCCCACGGATCGCAGCGTCCTCGGCCGCTAGACGACCGATCGCACCTCAGCCGAGCCCGAGCGCGCGCGCCAACCGGCGGACGCTGTCGGGGGTGCCTGAACGATTCAGGCCGTTGAGCTGCACCTGCAGCGCCTGCCGAAGCTCGGCGATCCGCTCAGGTGTCGCAGGGATCGTGTTCGCGAACCGGTCAGCCGACGAAGGCCCGATCGAGCGAGGAACCGTCCCGGTCCGGAGTGCGTAGTCCAGCCGGTACTTCGCGTCGTACAGGTTCCGCTCCGCGACGGTCATCGTCGAACGATTCAGGACATCGCGCTGGCCGGTGGCCGCGGCGTCGAACCGTGCAGCGCGGGCCGTGGTGACCCGCTGTCCGCCGATCGTGACCGCTCCCCTACCGCGACCCGCGGCGAGGATCTGGGCGTCAGTGCGGACCCCAGGAGACAGCGGGACGACGACCTGGCCACGGTCCCGGATGAAGCCCCGATCGCGGAGAGCGCTGATCGCTTTCGACCGGGTGCCGGCCGTGCGATAGATCTGATCGATCTGCGACTTCGCGGTCGGGAGCTTCCGGACCTGCTGGTTCACGACACCGTAGATGTCGGCGCCCTCACGGATCGCGCGCGCCTCGGACCGGCCGAACGTCTTCTCCTGCTGCTCGGGGGTGAGCGACTGAAAAGCCTCGTACGGGTCGGTGCGCATGTCGCCGGCGATGTCCTCGCGCGCAGGGATGTGCGAGCAGTCGCAGCGCGGGTGCCGCTGGAAGCCTTCGTTCCACCGGAACCACTTCCCCGCGAGGATGACGCACCGGCTGCACGAGGGCGGGTTCAACATCCGCACGTACCCGGTGATCGAGGGGCGCTGGATGATGTCGGCCTGGTAGACCATCCGCCGCGTGTCGGCGAGGACCGTCAGCGTCGTCATCGTGAGCCAGCGGCCCGACTGCGCGAGCGCTTCAGGGGCCGTCGCGCCGCCCGCGACCGCGCTCTTCGCCTTGATCACCGACTCGTCGAACAGCGACCCGAGGTCGCGGCCGTCCGGCGCCGTAGCGAGGAATGCGGCCGGGACGAGCGAGCCCGTCGCCGGAGCATCCTGGCCCGTGTCTCGCAGCACCGCCGCGGTGTACGGGACCGCCTGCGTCACCGCGGCCAGTCGTCCACGGTCCACGACGTCGAGGAGCGTGCCGCGAGTGCCCGCCCACGAAGCGTCGAAGTCGTCGCTCATGCGACGCCACACCCGGCCGACCGCGGCCGCCGTCGTGGCCGCTACGCCCTGCTGGAGCCGGTACTGCTCACTGGCCGACCTGGGCAGCATCATCGAGACCCCTCATCGCCGCGTTCAGCTGCGAGTCCTGGATCGCCGTGTCATCCCAGTCCCGCATCCGGTCCTGCTCGACAGCCGTGTACCCGAGGTCCTCACGTGCCTGCTCGATCGGGAGGATCGACCGACCCGAGTTGTCCTTCGCCTGCACGAGCTTCACGATCGCGTCGGCCTTCTGCGCGATCGTCGGAGTCGACGCGTCACGCCAGGACGTCTCGATCATCCGCGGCCGAGCATCGGCGCCGCGGCCGAGCTCCATGAGCACCAAGCGCTGCACCTGCTCCCACCGGGTCGACAGGGTCGTCTGCTTCCGCTCCGCCCGCTTCACGAGCTCCGACTCCGAGGAGCGGATCGCGTCGGCCGAGGGCGGGTTATCGCCCTGGAAGAGCAGGTAGTGCGCGGGCAGGCCGAGCTGCATCGCCACGATCTGCATGAGCAGCTTGATCGTGTTGTGGAAGTTGGTGAGCTCCGCTTCGGGGAACTGCCCGAACTTCGCATCCTTCTGCACCGTGCCCCACATGCGGCCGGCAACGAGGGAGAACGTGTCGATCGGGTTGCCGGTCTCGTCCATGAAGTCGTTCTCATCGAGACCGGTTGCCCAGCGCCGCGGGAGGGCGTGGAACTCGGCGGACACCATCATGTCGCTGGCGATCTTGTTCAGCGCGTCGAGCGGGCTGATGATCGGGTAGAAGACGGAGCGGCCGAAGCGCTGGTCGACCTTCCCGTTCCGGTACCGGCCGAGGACACGCGGGTCGTTGATGAGCGGGACGAGCGCGCACAGGCGCTGCTCGTTCGGCCCAGTCGCGTCGCCCTCCTCCTCAAGCCACTCGCTGCCCTTCTGCCGCCAGGTGATCGACGAGCCGTCAGAGCGGAGGTAGGTCATCCACTTCGTCTTGTCGAGGTCCGTCCAACGCTTCAGACCGTGACGCACCTGATGCGTGCGGGGGTCGTCCTCGTGGATCGCGTCGAACGGGGACTCGATCGTGATCACCGGAGCGTCGTCCGCGGCTTCCCCGCCGCCGACCATCGCGTACGCACGGCCGAGGGCCAGCGACTCGCGGTGCGCCTGCTGCGAGATGAACGGGCCGTCGTTCTCCTGCCACACGTCCCGCACATCCGCGTCCGCTGACGTGTTCCCCACGACCTCACGCACGAACGAGCCATCCGCGCTGACCACGGTCCGCTGCGCCGACTGGACCCGAAAGTCCTCGATGTCGAGCCGGTTGTCGTACACGTCGACCGCGAACAGGGCGAGGTTCAGGACGATCGGTGACAGCCGGTAGCCGAGCTGCTCCTCGAGCTGCTGCGACACGAACCGGAGAGGCTGCTCACCATCGAAGTACAGGTCGTTCTTCGCGAGCGGCTTCTGCTCACGGGACAGCAGTCGCGCCAGCCGGCGAGCCTCGTCGAGATCGGTCACAGCCCGTCTCCTCTCAGCGCCACACGCGCACCTTCGGTCGAGCTTTCGGGGGTTCCCACCCAGCGGCGAGCGAGTCACGGACGGCAGCGTTCGCGAGGATGGTCGTCATCGCGAGGTCGATCTTCTGCGTCTCGTTCGGCTTGCCGAGGATGTACTTCTGTCCGGGCTTCGCGACCTTCTTCGCGTGGCCCATGTGCGCCTCGGTGACGGGGCACCCGTCCTGGGTGATCAGGCCCTCGCGGAGGTCAGCCTCGAACCGGCGGATCTCCGGGTACATGCGCGAGACCTGGTTCGTCGGCCAATCGATGACCTTCTCCTCGCCGTGCTTCGCGGCCCACGCTTCACCGTCGGTCGTCCAGTCCTCGGGGTCGTAGTAGAACCGCGCGACGACGAACCGGTCGAAGATCTCGTCGATCGCGAGAGCGACCTCGCTGTGCGGGATGCGGTCGCCGTGCTCGCGCGGGTTCCAGATCGTCGGGGTGTTCGGGTTCGGTCCCCATCGAGGGGTGAACGAGAACCCGGTCATGGTCTGCGCTCGGATGACGGTGAAGTCGTTGTTCACGCTGCCGTCGAACGCGAGCCCGATCGGTGTCCCATCGGGAGGGTTCGGGAGCCACGTGCGATCCACGTCGACCTCCTCGGGAACTGCTGGGAGGGGCGCAGATCCGCCTAACCGTTGGAGCCGGCATCATGAGCGGTCTTCGCGCACACAGCAGAGACGCGTTGACGCCCCTCCCACATCTCTTCGCTGAAAGCCGCTACGCTCGCGCCGTGAATCCCGACTTGATCATCCAGGCTGGCGTGTTCGTCGCAACTGCAGTGGCGACAGCTATCGCCTGGGGTCAAGCGATCATCGCGGGACGGCGCCAGGAGGCGGCTGAAGAGGCGAGTGTCACAGCTGTCGCCGCTCGCGACGCCGCTGTGCTGGCGCAGCAGAAAGCCGCCGAAGCACTAGAAGAAGCCAACGAAATCGCGCGCGACGCTCTCGAGGCGCAACGGAGCCTCCGCCCGCCAAGCTGGGGTGAGATCCGCGAAATCGATCAAGGCATCTACGCCGTGGCCAATACCTCCGGACGTACGGTCGAGGTCACCGCTGTTAAGCCGCTAAGCAGGTCGCTACCGATCTTCGATCCCGGCGATCTTCCTATAAAACTGCAGCACGGCGAATCACTAACGTTCTTCGCGATCATTGGCCACAACAAGGAGATGACTGGCAACCGTGTCGCAATAACCTGGCGGTCCTCCGACAACCCGTCAGCGGTCCCCGCTACGGATGAACGTCGGTTCTGAGCGTCACGCTGCGAGCGCTGCAGGGGCAGCGTAGGCCGATTCCCAGAGACCGTCCGGAAGCCACGTTCCCATGCCACGGACTAGCTTGTTGCCGTAGAACCGTTCGGCCTGCGCCGGGTCTTGCTCGAGCAGCTCGGCGGCCTCCGCTTCGATCGAGTCGAGGTCGACGTGGCCGGCGCCGAAGTAGACGTACTGGTGGATCTTCCGCCGGTCGCGCTTGTTCTTGTAGCTGAGGTTCTTCGGCGGCTGCCGGTAGAAGCGGAAGATGTCCTTCGCGCGCGACTCGTACGTCGCCCGCGCCGTCGACTCCTCAGCGGGATCCCACGTGTTCGTGAGCTCGACGCCGCGGCCGCCCATGCCCGACGTGCCTCGACGCATCGTCTGCGCCGTGCCCATCAGGCCGTTCGTCTTCGTGTAGATCCCAGTCTCGTCCTGCACGAACCCGGTCGTCGGGTTACCGAGGCGGGATGACTCCGCCGACGTGACCTTCTCGATCACACCGTCGTCACCGATGCGCATCAGCTTCTCGCCGACACGCACCCGCTCAGCCAGCGGCCCGCGGAGCACCATCTGCTGCAGCGGACGCCACGTGTTGTTCACCTGATCCTCTGACGTCGCCATCAATTGGATCAGCGGAGTCGGCCACGGCATGCCCATCGGCTCGCCCTGCTCGTACTCGTACACGAACCCGCACATGCATCCGTACCGGGCGCAGTCGTACACGTCGTCGTCGCCGGCCCACCCGGCGAACAGGTCCGGGCCGAGCGCCATGACCGTGGTTGTCGCCGCAGCCCATGGGCTCTTCCCGTACTTCTGCGGCCCCACGATCAGCGAACGCCGGTACTCGAACGCCTGGTTCTTGATCGGGTCGTCCGGGCGCCACGGTGTCTCCGGGCGGACACGGCCGTGGTTCGCGGTGCACCAGAGCTGCCAGTCCGAGAGGACGAACGGCTGGCCCTTCTTGAACCCGTCCGGGATCGGCAGGTGCCACGCAATCCAGTCGGCCTGCAGGTATCCGAGCGTCGGCCATGCGACGTCGAACTCAGGGGTGATCGTCTCCGACATTCGGCAGCGCCCTCAGCCTTCCCCTCGATGACGGCACCTGCCGCTTCGCGGCCGTCGGCTTCGACGACGCGACGGTCGGCGCCGCGACGGGGTTCGTCGAGATCCGGAAGCCAGCGCGCAGCAGCGCCGCGTGAGACAGCATCAGGTCGTTCTCCTGCCGGAGCAGCAGGCCACGCAGCGCCGCGGTCGCGCCGGGCTCCTCAGCCTCGACCGAGGTCCGCACATACATCGCGACCTGCCGGTGAGAGGACTGCTCCTCCCAGATGATCGCCTGCGGTCGCTTCCACATCTGACCCCACACGGTCCGCTCACGCGCCGACGCCTTCGACAGCGGCCATGCCGGCGCCGCACCCGTCCGCGCTTTCGGGAGAGTCCGGATCGCGCCGGCCTCGATCCGCAGCGCCTCAGCGAGCGACCCCGGGTCTGGCGGGCGACCAGCGCCCGTACGCGCACCACCTCGAGGCATCCGTCATCCTCTCGTCAGCGAGCCGACCCTGACGATCGGAGCCCGATTCTGAGCACAATGCTCGTCGCCGCCGATTCCCGCCGGTGGGGAAAGCTCACATCTGCACAGCCGAGAGACCCGATCCCGAGCAGAACGACTAGCCCAGACCCAGCGAGCAACACCCCGGGGCGAAGTCTTTGATTCCGCCGCGCATCGGAGCCACCTCCCCGGCGGTCCGGTCGGGTTGTGTGGCTGGGGGTCCCTCCCCACCCCTGTTGTCCAGCTGTGTGGGGCTCGGGGGCGGGTGTTCGTGTTGTGGGTGGGGCTCGGTGCCTACAGGCTGTCGAGGTCGGCGAGGAGGGCGGGTGTGTGCACGTAGGTGGGGTCGGTGTGGGAGGGGTGTGGGTGGTCACCGAGCGTCGCGCGCTGGGGTTCGGTGAGGTAGTCGAGGAGTTGTACTCGCTGCTCGTCGGTGAGCTGGAGGGATCCGGGGGCGTCGAGGGTGGCTTCGTGGGCGATGATGCTCGCGGCTCCGGTCTCGTGTCGGAGGATGTCGAGCATCATGTCCGACCAGTCCTCGGTGGTTCGGTCCACCTGGTCGAGGATGAGGATGAACGGGGTGTGCTCGTAACCGTTCGCCTTCAGGGTGGGGATCGGGAGGACCTGGATGCGTGCCACGGTTCAGCCCTCCGTCACGGCCGGGTGGTTGTCGAGCCATTCCATGAGCGCGAGTCGGTGGCGTTGCAGCTCTCCGCGCGCCTGAGCCTTCTGGTCGATCTCCCGCGTGAGCAGGTCGATGCGGTCAGTGGTGTCAGCCAGCGCGAGCTCGACCTGTTCGCGGACGTCCTTCTCGACGTCGGAGACGCTCTTCGCGGGCCGGTCGATCGGGCTGTTCAGGATGGGCGTCAGGGACATGCCGTGTTCTCCTCACCTGTGGGCGGCGCGGCCGCCGGCTGCTCGGTTGCAGCGGTTGGCGTGCTCGGGTCCGCGGTACTTCGTGCGGTCGTGGTCGTCGTGACCCAGGTCCCATGGCTCTGTGGCCGTGATGATCCCGCGGCAGCGAGCGCAGCGTATGGTGCCGGTCGCTACTTTCGGCGCCCACTCGGCGCGGAGCCGGTCGTGCTCGGCGTTGTAGCCGCGGGCTTGCCTGCTGCCGCGCGCACGGTCCCGTTCGCGTTCGTGCGCGGGGCAGCGGGACCCTGATGGGACGAGGGTGGGGCATCCGGGTTCGAGGCACACCTTCATGCCCATCGCCTGGCACCTCTACTCTCGGATAGTGCTCGCGTTCCTGGCTGCCCTCGTCCCGACGATCACCTCACTCGGTGTTGCCGTCTGGTACCTCACTGATGCGATCTCACATCGGGCGTTGCGTCGGCGGCGGTACGAGCTCAGCGAGAAGCTCGAGGAGGCGTCCGCGGCGTCGCGCCGTCGCAATGACCCGAACCTCAACATGGACCAGCGGATGAAGGATCTCGCCGAGGAGCAGAACCGACTGCGCCGGGAAGCTGGACTGCCCGCCGGGCTCAGCATCCGGGACCACCAGATCGATGCGGAGTTGGGGCGTGCGCTTCCTGTCGCGGAGATCGTGCGGCAGCTCGTCCTCATCGGCGGCGCCGTTGCCGGGATCATCCTGCTCGCAGCGGATACCGCAGCCGCCTGACGACGAGTGGGGGGCTGGGAGGAGCGGCGCAGCACTTGGCTCCCCGCGGGGTGCTGCTGATGCTCGAAACTCCCAGCCCGGTCTAATCGGCGTCGCCGTTCGCCGTGGTGTCGCAGCAGATGCCGAGGAGCAAGCTCCACGTGTACTGCGTCCCGCAGACGGGGCAGGTGACGACGCTCAAGGTTCGCTCCGGCGGTAGTGGCAGACGCTCGTCCTGGCGCACCGTTCCAGAAACGAGGGATGCGCCTGGTAGATGACGAGCGCCGCGATCATGGAGTCGAAGCCGCAGCTTGGGCACGTCTCGCCAGTGAGGAACGGTTCCCCGATCACGATGCGGACGCTCAGTGAGGCCTGACCATCGCTCATGTGCGCTTCCGTCCGTACAGTTGCGGGTCTGACCGGCGGACGTCGGCGAGCCAGATCCAGCGGACGAACCGACGGTACGTGTGGGTCCGGGTGATCGCGGCCAAGAGGAGCGCGATCGCGAGGCCGGTGAGCAGTCCGAGAAGGAACATCACAGCAGCGCGATCCGTGCGGTCGTGAGGTGCTCGTCCTGGTCGAACTCGGGATGCTCGAGGAGGAACGCGCCGATCTCGTCGAGCGCGTTCTCCATGCACGTGTTCTGCGCGCTGATGTGGTCGAGCGCACCGTCGAGGACCACGGCTCGGGTGATGCCGTACGCCATGACTACACGAGCGCTCTCGTGACGAGGGCGGCCAGGATCTCCGGGCCCGTGGTGAGGCCGAGGCCATGGGGACTGTCCGTCCACCGGGGGTAGGTCGGCCGCTTCGGCGCCTTGTAGAACGGGACGCCGGCGCGCTTGCGGGCCTTGCGAGCTGCGTTGCCCATGACCGTGTCCCATCTCGAGGTGTGCGTCCCGGTCGGGAGGAGATGTCGTCTCGCGCGTCGCATGGGTGGTGTGTGCGCGGCGTCTCGACTCCCGACCGGGACGAGGTGCGGCCGGACTGCTACTCCCCCGCCAGGAGTCGGGGTGTGTTCGCGTCCGGCCGGTCATGCCGAAGGCCCCTGACCACTGGGAGGTGGAGGGGCCTTCGCTGTTCGGAGAACTGTCTGATCTTGAAGTTAGGGCTGGAAACCACTCTGTCGAAGACATTCGCGAGAAACCGGGCGTGTCGCGCCCTCTGAGCCTCGTGAATGCGAACATGAGCGGTCCCGGGAGTCAGGGTGCCCGATCCGCGGAGCCCCTCCTCAGATCGCCCTGAGCGGCCTCGGCATTCCGCTGCGCCCGTAGCCGGTACTGGTGGGCGGGGTCGTTCTTCATGCGCTCGCGCCACCACTTCAGGAGGACGCTTTTCTCGACGACGCGGCATCGTTGACCGTCGCGGATCTCCCACCCCATCGGCATCCCGTGCTGCCGCCAGTAGCGCACAGCTCTGGGGGTGCGGTGAACGAGCTTCGCCGCTTCCCTGTAGGTGAGAGTGGGCACCGTTCAGCCGTTCGCGATCTCGAGAAGCACGTCGGCGTGGCAGGGCTGGTCCAGAGGGCAGAAGCACATGAGGTTCTTCCCGGCGAGCTCGGCACGAACTTCATCCGCGGCCGGGCCGATGGCTATGCGGTAGAGCTCGACCGCGAGCACTGCCGTGACGGGCACCTCTCGCACCTGGACGGGGGTTCCCGTCGGCGCGGCGTAGGGCCACTCAATGAGCGCTGACTGGCCGACTCGCCACGGGTTCCCCCACGGGCCCGGGCGGGCGACGCTGACGGTGTTCTCCGGCTTCCGCCACCCAGCGGTGCGGCGCTGCTGAATGCGTTCAGGCATCAGGTGTCCTTCCTGATCGGGATGAGACGGGCCGGGCACTGGGTGCAGATGGTTGTCGTCGGGCCCATGAAGTCCTGGAGGGTAGCGACCAGGTGGCCGACGTGCTCAGCCTCGACGAACGGGGCGTGCTCGAACGTGCGGGCGACCAGCGACCGATACTCGCGTTCCCACCAGGCGGGCGTCTGATCCAGCTCGGCGCGGATGGGCACCGGGATAGATGCCGTCCGCGAGGGATGGGGCTCGAAGGGTGGGTCAGCACGGCCGCTCATCGAGGGATCCTGTTGGCGTAGTGGTTCTGGATCATCCGGTCGATGTCCTCGTCTGTGAAGCCGTGCGCGATCATCCGGGCTCCGACCATGAGCGCCGGCTCCGCGTCCTCAACGCTCGCGAACCCGGATTGCATGGCGATCGTGCCGAGACGAGTGTGATCTGCCCGGGTCCAACCTTGTGCGCTCACTGCTCCCCCTCTCCGGCGTACCCCGTGGCAGTGTCCCAGAGGGTGCGTGGCACGTTGTCGGCCTTGTTGGCGCGTCTGCGGCTAGGCGTGTCCCATCCGGGCCGCGGTGGGCGCTGGGCCACGACGCGGAACCCGGCCGCTCTGAGGCTGGCGCCCGTCTCATCGGCCTGTGTGTAGGTGATGAGGCGGTCGTAGCCAAGAGCGAATGCCGCCCGCCGAGCAGCGCCGTAGAGCATGCTGTTCGCGTTGCGTGTCCCGTCCGTGGCGGTTCGGATCACCTCGAGGGTTGCTCCCTCCGACTGGATCACGCGCGACACGGGACGACCGACGATCGCGACGCCGACCAAACTGTCGCCATCGGCGACGCCCACGGAGAACTTGTGCCCGATGGGCGGCTCGTTGTGGCGGTGGTGCGCGGCCACGAATGCCCGTGCGGCCTTCAGGTCGACAGGGACGATGCGCAGGCTCACTGCTCCCCCTCTCCGACAGGCACGTGGCGCGGGCAGTAATCGGGCTCGTCCGGCTTCAATCCGGTAACCCATCCCTCTGCGGCCGCGGCCTCGCGCGTGGTCCTCAGGTTGGTGGTTCCGTATCCGAACGATCCCCGACAGATGGGCGGGGGCGCGTCGCAGTGGAGGACCACAGACCGGTCGACGCTCATCAGGTCACCGTCCGCAACGTGACTTCGGTCCCGCACTCGCACCTCACGACATTGCCGTCCGGGTCCAGTTCGATCCCGTCGTACAAGGCACCGCACTCCGGGCATTCCCATGAGTACGTGGCGTACACGTCGGCTTCGGCGGTCACGGCTGCTCCCCCTCTCCGACAGGCATCCACGGGCCAGCGGGTACGCCCTTCGTTCGCGCCCGGAGCAACGGGTTCCGCGCCACGGCGGCGAACTCGCGCGCCTTGGCCAGGTCGGTCATCACGCCGGAGGTGCGTCGTAGCGCGTACCCGTCCACGCTCGATGCGTTCGCCGAGGAGTAGGTGACTTCGTACTCCATCTCGGGTTCCGAGTGCTTCCGGGCGAGCACGTCGAGCACGGTGGGCACCAGCCATTCGGCCAGCGTCTCGACCTGGACCTCGTGCATGAACGTCTCGTACTCGCCGCTGTCCGCGGTCTCGTGGTTGCGGGCACGGGGATGTTCACCGAGCCGATCCGCCAGAGCCTCGAAGATCGCGCGTGCCTCGCGTTCGTCGTCTCGTGCTTCCTGTCCGGTCATCGCTGAACCTCCTTCGCTTCTGCGGCTTCCTTGGCGACGGCGCGGGCTAGACCAACGCTCATCGCTTGATGCATTCCTGTGACAGCAACAGCGGCCGCTGCTCCGATCGCGGAAAACTTCTGCGAGAGCGTGCGCATCTGGCGCCGCTTCTTGCGGATTGCACGCCCACGGCGGCGTCGGTCTGGGCTGGTCATGGTGTTGTCTCCTTGCAAGTTGGGTGGTGGTCAGGTGTCGGTGGGTTCGCCGTTGAGGTAGGTCTGCCCACAGCCGCGGCACACACCCACCCGGGCAACGGTCCCGTCTGCGAGGTCGGTGTAATCGTTCTCGACCTTCCATTTCCCGCACGTGTCGCACCGTTCCCGGCGCGGGTGCGGGTGGATGCCGTGGACGGTCTTCAGCCGGCGGACGGTGCGGAAGAGCTCTTCGACGTCGAGCTCGAACTCGTCGAGCGTGTAGATCGTGGCGGCGTGACCGATGAGCCATCCGACGGTGACGAGCGCCGTGTCCCTGGCGGTCGTGGCCGTCGACAGGGCGCCCGTGGGGAGCGTGGGCGCGTCCTCCCGGGTCTGCTCCGCCTGCTCCCAGACGGTCGCCGCGTATCCCGCGAGGAGGCCCCACAGGTGCTCCGCGTCTCGGCTCATCGCGTCGTCGATCGTGTCGGACAGGTCGCGGTGGTCGTTGCCGCCCGTGATCTGCAGTCGGTCGAACGCGGACCCGCCGCGGGATACACCGATGCGGGGTTGGGCGAGGGTGACGAGCATGCTGAGCACGTCGGGGATCTGGCCGAGGTGGTGTTCGAACGAACGCTCCCAGGCGTGGAAGTTGATCTCCGGGTGGATCGCGTCGAGAGGGATAGTCATCGTCTCGTCTCCTTGCTCGTAGACTCCGGCGCATGGCTACCGTGTATCCGCTTGATCCCCCGCGCTCCGGCGAGACCGCTGCGTTCGCGATTCACCCCGACGGCCCGCGCCGGACCCTCACCGCCCAGGACGACGACTGGTGGACGACTGACACCGTGGGCGGCGTCCAGTCGGAAGTGCGACGGACCGAGAACGGCTTCTCCGTCCTGACGACCACCGGCAAGGCCAAGGTCGAAAGCGAGTGGGGTACATGGCGGGAAGCGATGATCCACGGTCTCGTGTGACCTCATGACGCCACCGCCAGGAGGAACTCGGCGACCGCGTGGCCGAGGTCGCGCGCGGCGGGCGGCGTGACGGCGTTGCCTGCCTGCTTGACCTTGTCCCGCTTCGATCCGACGAGATGGTAGTCGGCGGCGAAGCCCATGCCCATCTGGATCTCGTGGGGTTCGAGCATCCGGAAGCCGGCGTCATCGACGTCGAGCGAGATCGGGGCGGACGGTTCGAGCAGCGACTGGTGCCCGCCGGTCGTGAGGGTGCGGATCGGCTCGGTGATGGGCGTCGTCATCTCGGCGCCGCCTTGGTTGTTCCGCATGACGAGCGCGTGGTGGTTGCCCTCCGCGCTTACCGTGTCGATCGGGTGTGAGGTCGGCTTCGCGACACCGTGGTTGCGGAGCGGGACGACGAGCCCGTCTGCCTCGCGCGTCGTGAGGGCCGACATCGGCGCCGCAAGAGGCGATGCCTCGGAACGCCACGTTCCGCCCGCCGGGACAAGCAGGCCGGTCTCGTTGCGCGTCGACTGGGTGCGCAGCGGCTCAGCGGTGGATGCCGCGCTCTTACCGTCGCGTCCCTCGACGGGGATGAGGAGCGACGCGTGCGTGCCGCCAGCGACGAGGGACGGTAGCTCTCGCGAGATGGGCTGCGATCGGGAGTCGTCTGCGCCGCTGACATGGTTGACGATGAGCGGCGGGATCGCGAGGCCGTGCTCGGCGGAACCGGTCTGCACTGGCATCGGCTCGTCGACCCCGTTCACACGGAGGTAGTTGGATCCGGTCGTGATGCCGTCGTAGGTGTTCCCCGCAGCCTTCGCGATGATCGGCGCCCAGTGACGCTCGATACCGCGGCGGATCCGCTCGCGCGTCTTCTCCGCGAGGGGCTTCGCACGGTCTCCGATACGCTGCGCCGGGATCGACCAGTCGATGATGCTCGACGCCGGGAGCCAGCCAGGCTCGACGACGGACCAGCACTGGGGGCACCGGTAGAGGTACTGCGCCCGGTACCGGCCCCATTCCTCGCGCTTCTTGAACGCCTGCACGGCCTGGATCTCGCCGTGCTCGAGGCAGAGCGCCATCGGGCGGGTCCACTTCGCAACGTCGGGCGCCGGGTTCTCCTTCGTGGCGAGGTCCTTCCGCCACATGACGATGTACATGCGGTCGCGTGACTGCGGCGCCGGGAGACCGCCGACCTGAGCGTGCATCGAGTTGAGCCACACGATGCGCAGGTGGTAGCCGAGGGACTCCATGGCGAGCTGCCAGGCGGGGAACTGGTCCCACCGGGCCGCGTCCACGACGTTCTCGAGGATGATCGCCATGTACCGGTGGTGCTCTGCGAAGCGGGGGATGTCCCACATCGTCGCGCGGGATCGATTCGCGGCCTCGTCGTCCTGCGGGCGGGTGCCGTCGAGCTCGAACAGTGCGAGCTCGCGCGCCTGGTGCCGCTTGACGCCCTTCGCGATCGAGTGGTTCGTGCACTCCGGGCTGCCCCAGAGGACGTGGGTGCGGGGGAAGTATCGCGGGTCGACCTGCGAGATGTCGGCCTGCGAGTGGTCGGTGTCAGGGTGGTTGATCTGGTGTGACTCGATCGCCTTCGCCCAGTGGTTGGCCGCGATCACGACCCGGTAGCCAGCTTCGACGAGGCCGGAGGAGGATCCGCCGGCACCGCAGAACAGGTCCGTGACGGTCAGCCCGTTCCAGGGGACGGCGGGGTGCTGGTATCCGACGGCGGGACGGTCGAGCAGTGCGGGGGTCATGCTGCTGCGCTCCTCATGGTTCGGCGTTCACGGGCGGACTTCCCGCCCCAGATGGACTCCGTCTGGTTCGTGCGGAGTGCGTATGCGAGGCACTCGGCCTGGACGGGGCAGTCGGCGCAGATCTTCTTCGCTTCCTGGCTGGACCCGCCGACCGGTGGGTGGAAGAGTTCGGGATCGGTCTCGGCGCAGCGTGCGTCGGCCACCCACGGTTCGGGGGTGATGAGACTGGCGATCCCGGTCCACCGGGTGCTGGCGGGTGATGCGCTGACGGCGACGACCCTCTCCCCCGCGCTCACGATGCGACTCGCTTCCACCACGGCTGCTGTGCCTTGAGTTGCTCGTTCTCCGTGCGGAGCCGGCGGATCTCGTCGTGGTTGCGGCGGATCTCATTGGCGTAGTCGTCGAGGATCTGCTCGTTCGTCTCCTCCCGGGCACTCGCGCTCTCGAGCAGTCGGGTGTGCATGTTGAGGGATGCCCTCATCACCCGGGTGGCCACTCTCTCGCCACGCAATTCCCGGACCGACTCGTCCCACTTCCGCAGCGTGAGTGCGAGCGCAGCTTCGGCGGTGTCGCGTTCCCGGATCAGCGCCATGATGTCGACGGCCTGCTGAGGGTCAGCCTGGATCGAGATGTCTGCACCTACCGCGGTCAAGCCGACCTGCGTCCAGTCAATGGCAACCTCGCCCACGAAGACCGACGCCAAGCCGTCCTCTCCGACCGCGTGCGCCTCGTCCTCAGGCGTTCCTGTCTCCTGCGGCTCATCGGTCAACTCGGCGGGCTCGGGTGCCTCAGCGGGCGTCTCCTGGCGGCCTCCCGGAAGGAGGCTCGCGTCTTGCTTCAGGAACGCGTATGCCACCTGGTCGGGCAGTCGGCCGCGGGAGCCGATGTTGACGCCGTTCTCGCGGGCCCATGCGCGTGCCTCGTCGCGGCGACGCTTCTCGTACTGCGCCGTCGTCTCGACCGTGTCCCGCTGCTGGGCGGGCTTCTTCGGCGGGGCGGGCTTCGGTGCTGGCTTCTTCGCCTTCGGCTTCTCCGCGGGCGTCGGCTTCTGCGTGATGGTGCTCATGGTCGGTTCCTCCGGTTCGACGTCCACGACGTCATCCGTGTCGTCCTCCTGGACGGCGGGCTTCCTCTTCGGGGGTTGATGGGTTTCGGGGGCCAGGCCGAGCTGGTCGGCGATCTGCCCCGGGGTGAGGTCCTGCTTCACGAGCCGCTGGTACCGGTAGTCGCCGGCCGCGAGCTGCTTCGCCCGCTTGCAGGACAGGCCGTGCGCGTTGCCCTCGGGGCACCAGCCGCCACGGCATCCCTGCTCGTAGCCCTGCGTGGTGCCGTGGGGGAAGCCGTCCTCAAGACGGTCAGCGCCGCTCATGGTCGGGCCTCGATCCCCTTCGGGTAGAACCCGAGGTACCCATCGCCGTGCGGGGCGAGCTCTCCGGCTACGTCGTCGATGTCGCCGTCCTGGTTCCAGATGGTGACCCTCAGGCCCCAGCGCCAATCACCATCGGGCAGTTCGCCGTCCTCCGGGTTGACGAAGGCGAGGACCTCGTCGACCTTGTCCGCGATGTGGCGGAGGTCGGATGAGGTGAGGGGGTAGTCGCGTCTCATCGCTGCTCCTGGTCTGCTCGTAGCGCCGCAGCGCAGTCCTGACACGTGACCCGGTCCGGGGCCTCGGTCGTGTTCGTGGTCTTCCGGCCGCAGTACGCGCGGCCCGTGGTCTCGTTCAGCGCCTTACCCGTGGCGTGGACGATGTCAGCGGCGGCCATCAGAGGGGCCTCAGTTCCACGGCCTCGTCGAACGACCAGCCGCTGATGTCCGCCTTGCAGAAGCCGCACACGACGAGCGCGTGCCGTGCGAGGAACCTCTGCGATACCTCGATGTGGTGCTGGCAGATCGGCCGCGACGTCTTGCAGCAGCGAGTAGTCGCAATCGCTACCGCCGGCTGCTCGCAGCCCTGGCACGTCACCTCGGCGTCGGCGTGCTCCGAGATCTCCCGGAACGCTTCCTCGTCGTGGATGCCGAACCGGGTAACCTCCTGCTGCTCAGCCGGCGACAGACCGACGCTCACGATGCGTCCTCCGGCCAGATGCGACGACCCGCAGTCGCATGGTCCACGTCGGCTCGTCGTCCGTCCATGTGCGAGGCGAGACCGGGACGGAATGCGACCGGGCTCTCGTCGCCATCGATGGTCAGGATCCAGACCTCGCCGATCTTCGCGTCGTGCCACGGCTTCGACTCCGGGTGAGCATCGAAGTAGGCCGCGGCGGCCTCCGTCTCAGCGGTCTTGAAGCGGTCATCTTGCTCACCGCGGTCTCGGTACGACGCGGTTCCCGCAGCTTCGTCGATGACCAGGACGCGATCGGGGTTCTGCTGGATCGGATAGACGACGATGTGCCGATTGCCCTCATAGGGCCACCGCCACCGTCCGAGGCGTTCGTCCTCCTCAGCCCGGAAGAACTCACGAAGGGCCTGAACGTCGTCGCCCGCTGCTGCCTGCGTCGGGTACGTGCCGTCAGGCATCGACGTGAACAGGCGGATCGCGCCGCTTTCTTCCTCGTGGATGTGGACAGGGATGCCGTTGCTGGCGACGAAGTCGGTCATGACGCCACCGGCCCGTCCGAGTCGAACCCGTGCCGACGCATCGGGCTCACCCGACCTCCCACCGACTCGCTCAGCGCGTCCAACGCCGCCTTCTGCGCCTTCGAGATCTGGTCAGCGAGCTCCGCGCTGTCCGCGAGGCTGAAACCCACCTCGACCGACGCGTGCGTGTTCGGGTCCGTCAGCTTCACGACGACCTTGAAGTCGTCCGTCCAGTCGACCTCCGCGACCGTGGTCGTGTGGGTCTGTTCGATGGTGCCCATCAGGCACCCCCTTCCAGGTTGAGGCGGTCGCGGATCTCCGCGCGGACCGCGTTCCGGCGGTCCTTCCGTTCGATCGCGGCCGGCGTCTTCGCAGGCGTACGGTCGTCGTGCTCGAGGGCGCTCACACCCATCGCGACCGCAGCGAGGAGGTTCGCTGTGCGCTGCTCGTACGCCACCTCACGCATCGCAGCGGCGAGATCGTCGAGCGCCTCGACCTGCGTGCGCCGCCTCGGCGTCGCCGCGGCCATCAGAAGTCACCGCCCGTCGACCACGGCTGGCCCGCGGACTGCTGCTGCCGCGGCGCATCCCGGACCACGGTGCCGACGGTGCGCGCCCGGAGGATGATGCGGCTGACCTTCTTGCCCGTCTGCCGGTCCTCGTACGAGCCGTCGCGCTCCTCGCCCTCGACGATCACGAGCGTCCCCTGAGCGAGCTGCGCGATCGCGTCCGCGTTCTGCCACGACTCGACGTTGTGCCAGATCGTGAAGTCGTCGACCCACTGGTTCGAGTCGCGGTCGAACTTCCGCTTCGTCTCCGCGACGCTGAAGTTCACGACGTGCTTGTCGCCCGCCGCGCGAACCTCCGGGACCTGCCCGAGCCGGCCCACCACTGTCTTGCTGGTCATTGCTGTACTCCTCCGTTGTCGTCGATCAAGGTCGTTGGTGACCATGTGCGTGACACCACGCGGGAGAAGGTGCCCTCCCACTGCAGCGACACACGCCCTTGCTGCCCTTGCCGGTTCTTCGCGATGTCCACGTCGAGCCGGTTCGGTGCGTTCTTCTCGTCCCGGTGCAGCAGCAGCACCGAGTCCGCGTCCTGTTCGATCGCGCCCGACTCGCGCAGATCCGCGAGCGTCGGCCGGTTCGACTTCCTCGTCGTCGACCCGCGGTTGAGCTGCGACAGAGCGATCACCGGAGTCCCGAGGGACTGTGCGAGGAGCTTCAGCGACCGGGAGAACCCCGACACCTCCACCTGGCGGGACTCGACCCGCTCCCCCGACGACAGGAGCTGCAGGTAGTCGACGACCACCCCAGCGAGCCGTTGCCCCTTCGGAGCCTTCCGTGCCACCGACCGGGCGAACGCCCGCACCTGCGTGATCGTCGACACCTGGTCCGACGTGGACACGTAGATCGGCATCTGCTCGATCTGCTGCCGGACCATCGCGATGTTCTGCCAGCCCGCCTTGGTCACCTCGTGGTTCACGAGTGAGTGCAGTGACACCTGCCCGAGTTGCGCGACCATGCGCGCCATCAGGTCGTCCCGCGACATCTCGAGCGAGATGAACGCGACCGGACCTTCCTTCGCGAGGCGCATCGCCGCCTGCAAGCCGACGATTGACTTGCCCTGTCCGGGACGCGCGCCGACGACGTAGAGCCCGCCGGCACGGAACCCACCTAGGTGGTTGTTGATGTCCCACCACGGGGTCGGCACGTACTTCGGTTTGTGCTCGAGGCCTTCGACGAACGAGGTGAACGCTGCGCGCCCGAACGTTTCGATCGCGGGTGCCGTGGTCGCGCCGATCCCGTCGACCCGCTCCCGTGCCATCTCGACCGCTTCTAGGGGTGCGACCGCGGTGTTCGATGCGATCTGCGCGATCGCTGTCGACGCTTCGAGAAGCTGCCGGCGGACCGCGTGCTCGTGGACGATGGTGCCGTGGTAGGCGCCGTTCGCCGCCGTCGCGACCATCGATGTCAGCCCGTGCAGGTACGCCGGGTCGATCGCGCCCCGCAGCTCGCCGGCCGCGGCAAGCTCGTCACCGACAGCGACGACATCGGTCGGGGCATTCTGGTCGTGGAGGCGCCGCACGGCGGAGTAGATGGTGCGGTGCTTCGGGTCGTACATGTCGTCGGGTTCGACGATCGCGAGCACCTGGTCGAGCACGTCGAGGTCGGTCATGATCGCGCCGAGGACCGCCTGCTCCGCTTCCAGGTCGAACGGCACCAGAACCTCAGACATCGCTCGTCACCCCCAGCTCGCGCAGCACACGGGCCGGACGCTCCCCCGCCTCGATACGGGCCTGAAACTGCTCCGGGTCGACACCGTTACGCCGGAGCCATTCGGGGCCGTCTGTGAGGCGCACACGGTCGGGCGTGACCGCATCCGCGACAGCGACGATGTCGGCGGGCATGACGGGGCGGGTCTCATCCCGGTAGTGCTGCTGCAGCGCAGCCATCCCGACCTGCAGAGGAACGTCGCTGAGGATCTGAGCCCACGCCGTCGCCATCTGCGCGCGCTCCTCCGGCTCACGACGGAGCCGGGCGTCCAAGAGTGCCGCGTTCGTCAACAGCACGTTCACTTCGCGGGGGCTCATGCGCCGACCGCCCGCTGCTCGTGCTGCGCGAGAAGCATGTCTGCCGCGCGCCCAGCGTCGACCACGGACAGACGACCGCCGCTTCGAGGAAGGGGACGAGCGCCGCTCCATCGCTCCTGGTTCAGCCACGTGCTCAGCAGAGGGACGAAGTTGATGTCACCCGCCGGCCACGTCTGCCAGACCAAAACGTGATCCCGCGCAGCAGACTCGATGGTCGACCATGAGGCAGCCTTCAGCGCCGCACGCAGGCTCTTCTCGACGACCTTCCTCGTCGAGCGTCGAGGTGTCGGCCACAGGTTCCACAGCGCCTCGAACGCTCTATCTACCTGAGAGTTATCTACCTCTAGGTTCTCTACCTCTATAAGAGGAGTGATCTGCTCGCTGGTGCCGGAACCGGCGGCACCACGTGCCGGAACCTCGGTCGTGCGTGCCGGAACCGAATAGGTACCGGCAGGAGATGCCGGAACCCCAGGAGGGCGACCATTCGGGTGCAACGTGTACCCGTTCGACGCCCGCCCGACACTGCTCGTCCGGCGCTCACGACGGATCACACCGAGCTGCTCGAGCTCGTTCAGCGCATCCCGGACCTTCCGCTCCGAGCACCGCGCCTCAGTCGCGAGCGTCGTCTGCGACGGGTGGATCTCCTCGAACCCTGCCCTCGACGCCAGCGACGCGAACACTGCGATCGCGTGCACACTCACCCGGGTGTCGCGGATCATCCACGTCGGCACCGCTGCGAAACCTTCTGCCCTGCTCACCAGGACGCCTCCACTTCTCGTGCCTGGCCGCGCTCCGTGAGCAACCACCAGGTTTTGTCCTCCCGCCGCACCCGCACCCGGGCCGGCTCGTACTCCTCAGTCGTCGCCAGCCGGCGGATCGCGAGGCCCAGCTCGAACGCCTCCTCCGGGTGCTCCGTCACCCACCCGTGGCATCCGGTCGTCCCGGTGCCGCACAGGATCAGCGCGTTCGGGTACGAGGTGTCACCCGCACGGCGTCCCTTCCTGTGGTGCAGGGACCATCCGCCCGCGAGCATCGATCCCCGCAGCGACCAGGACAGGGACCGTCCGCAGTAGAAGCAGCACTGCCCCTCCCGGTCGAAGAACAGGTAACGGACCTGCTTCGGCGTGTACTCGGCACCCATCAGGCACCCCCGCCGAAGCCTTGCGACGCGGCACGGTCCACCGCGCGCGCGTCCGCACGGTCTGTCCGGTGGTTCTCGAGCGCCGCGTCGAGCGCGTCGAGGAACTTCCTCATCGCCCGTTCACGCTGCTCCGCCACCAGGTAGGTGAGCTTCTGCTCGTACGCGTCCTTCTCCGCCATCGCCTGAGCGAGACCGAGCGACACCCGCTTCTCCTGCGCGACCGCGGTCTCCGAGATCTCCACGACCCGCACCGCGACAGCGTGCTCGTAGTTCGCCTTCGCCTCGCCGTACACACGGCCGGCGTCACGCAGCTCCCACGCGAAGTCGAACCGGAGCGCCACGATCCGCTGCCCGTACGACGCCGCAGGGCCGAGGTTCGTGATCGTCTCCGCGAGCTTCAGGTGCAGCGCATCCGACGGGTCGACCTCGAGGCCGATCATCTGACGCAGCACCGCGCGGACGGGCGTGGGGATCTCGGTGACCATCAGGCGTCGTCCCCGTTCGGGATCTTCGCCGTCGTCCACTCCGTCACCGGGGTGTCGTCGTCGACCACGACAGCGTCGACAACGTCCTCCGACGGGGTGTGGTCGGGCAGGCTGTCGCGCAGCTCCCACAGGTAGGCACCGAGCTCGCGGCCGTCACCGAGTGCGACGTTCAGGTCGCCCGCCGCCTGCGCCTCCTGGAAGATCGGCCGCAGTTCGTCCTTCGACTTCGCCGCGTTCGCGAGCTTCAGCCAGTCCTTCTGCGGGGCGCGTGCCTCCGGAGCCGGCGCGTCAGCCGACGGCGGATTCACCGCAGCAGCACCACGGGCGTCCGACGAGACCGGCTGCTCCTGCGCAGCGGGCGGTGTCGCCTGCGCCATCTCCTCGGACGAGTACAGACCCGACAGGTCCTGCGGGAATGCCTTGCGGAGCGCGAGCATTTCGGCGCACTTCGCCAGCATCAGCGGGCCCATCTTCTGCCACATGTCGGAGACGATGACCTTGCCCGTGCGGGAACCGTTCTCCCACTCGTCCTTGGTCTGCACGTACGCGTCCCACAGGGCCACCGCGTACAGGGCCTCCCGGAACCCGCGACGGTAGACGCCGACACGGGCTGCCTTCGGCGGCTCCGAGCTCAGCCACACCTGCGTCCACGTGATGCCGTCAGCGGTGAACTCCGGGGTCGTCTGTCCCTCGTACTGACCGGTCCGCTCAGCGACGAGGCGGGCGCCGTCGATGCTGATCTGGATCTGCCACTTCAGCTGCCCCTTCGACTTGCGAGCGATCGAGTAGATCTGTCGTGCGATCGGGTCCAGCCCGGTGCGGGCGCAGTGCTGCAGGAACGCCGCGACCGTGGCGCGCTCCGCGAGCGTCTTCGTCCCCGACCGTGCGTCCGTGTGCACGAGACCCGCGGCCTCGACGAGCGCCTTCTCCTCCTCGGTCCAGAGGCTGACATCGCTGCTCTTCGGCAGCGTCGCGACGACGTTGCTCACTTCTTCGTCCCCTTCCCGGCCGTCACGGTCACCCGTGCCGGTGTTCCCTTGCTGGTCGCGATGACCGTCTTCTTGTGCGCGGACGCGAGCGCATCCCAGTCGGCCTGCAGTTTCACTACGCGCGCCTTCGCCCGCTCGAGCGCGGCGGTCTCCTTCGGGTGAGCGGCAGCCGCCGCCTCGAGGTCGATCACCTCGTCCTTGAACTCCCCCGCGGGCGCGCCCGGCGTGAACGTCACCCGCGCCAGCGGCGACTCCTGCGATACCCCCGCGGCGACGAGCGCCCGGTACGCGGACTCCTTGAGCGCCTTGCCCTCCTTCTCGGCAGCGAGGCCACGGAGGTAGTTGATGGCGTGCGTGTCCACGTCCTCATCGATCACCGGGCCGTCGCCGTCACGCTGCCGGTCGAGCTCGGCCAGGAACTCGTCAGCGATCGCGACGAGCTCAGCGATAAGGGCGTCATCCCGTTCGATCCAGTGACGGTGCAGGGTGCCCGGCTCGAACGAGCCATCCGGCATCTCGATCCGCTCCTCGACCGCGAGGCGACCGCGGACACCGCCGAGGACGAACATCACCCACTGCATCTGGGCGACGTACCCCTTCTTCGCCAGACGCGGCGAGCCCGGGGGAAGGTCGTACGCGGCGGTCTTGATCTCAGCGATCTCGACCTCCTCGTCGAACGAGAGGCGGATGCCGTCGGGTGACGCGAGGTACCGCGAGTTGCTGGCGGCGTGGATGACTCGCGACTCGGCGACGAACCCCTCACCAGCGAGCACGGCGGCGACGATCGGCTCCCGAGCGTTTCCCCAGTCCGTGTACCGGTTGCCGGAGAACGTGTCGACCTTCCGGCCGAGCTTCAGATCGACGAGGTCCTGCACGGTGATCGTGCGCAGGTACAGGTCGCGGACCTCCGTCGCGGTGACACCGCTGCGGCGTTCGGCGAGCCACTGCTCACGGTCCTCGTCGGAGGCGCCGGCACGGGACTCGAGGTCTGCGAGAACCGGCGACGTCGTCAGGGCGCTCATCGGCTGACCGCCCGGTACTTCCGGTGGAGATCAGCGCGGCGGATCGACGCCGTCTTGCCGGCACGGTGCGGGTGTGCGTCGTTCCGGATGATGAGGTAGTTCACCGGCGACGACAGGGTCGGGCGGCCGATGAACTCGATGACGCGCACCTTGCTCGAGCCATCCTGGAAGCGGGCGAACTGCTCGAAGCGCTGCCCGACCTTGATCGCGGGTTCGATGATCTCGGTAGCCATCACTCGCCGTCCTCGTCGCCGAGGTCCAGCGCGTCCTGCGAGGTGCGCGACTTGTACTGCTCGTCGCGGAGCTGTAGCGCGGTGGCGATCGCCTTCGCGTCGTGGAGGGGTTCGATGTGCAGCGCCTTCACGACGGGCCAGGTCTCCCCCGCGTTGCGCTTCTCCATCACCTCTTCGACCGAGTAGGTGACGATGGCGACGATCTGCTCGCCGCTGGGACGAGCGATCAGCTCCTCCTCGATGCCGTAGAAGCCGTTGGCCTGTTCGGCGGGCACTCCGCGCTGGAACGCGGTGGGCTTGATTTCGGTCATGCTGTTCTCCGTTTCTGGACCGCTCAGGCGGCGGTCTCGGTGGGCCACGGCACCTTCGAGTGCGCGAGGGTCTGCTTCTTGGACATGGGGACCGGCCACGGCATCCCGAGCCGGTGGGCGCCGGCCGCGGCGAGGACCGCGGCGTCGGCGACGTCGTAGCGTCCAGCGCCGGTCGCGGGGATCTCGGCGGCGGGGAAGAGCTGCAGCGCAGCGGCGTGCACGGATGCCTTGTCGGCGTTGCCGTTGTCGGTGGCGAGGATCGTGCGCGTCTTCGGTGAGGCGAGGACCACGGGACCGCGCGGCAGCAGCTGATCGATGAGCATCCACCGGAGGCCGGCGCGCTCGTCAGCGAGTCCCGAGTGCTTCCCGTACGACATCGCCGCGCCCTCGACGACGGCGAGGTCGAATGTCTCGGGGACGAGCGCGAGGATCTCGCGGAGCATCTGCCGCTGCCGACGACGAGTCGTCAGGACCGTGCCGTCCTCGACGACAGTCGTGCGGGGACGTGCCCACAGCCACTGGACCGGCTCGATCTGACCGTCCGCGCCGACGCCGAGGTCGATCTGCGCGACGCCCGTGATGGTGAGGCTGGTGTCGAACCCCATGACGACGCTCACGACATCACCGCGATTCCGACGGCAGCGAACACCAGGGTGATGACGCAGAGGATGCCGGTGACGATGGCGAGGGTCTGGTCGTTGCGGGTCATGCGGACCACGCCCGTCCGGTGTCGGCGCGGTGCAGGCCGGGGTGAGCGGGCGGGAAGATGCACGCCTGCTGGTGAGCGTTGACCGACTGGCACCGTGTGATCACGTACGTGCCCGAGAGGGGAACGACCTTGCCGTCATGCAGCGCGTGCCCCGCGGGGATCTCACCCGATGCGGGGAGGTCGAGCTGGTTCGGTATGGCGTTTAGGTCGCCTTTCGCTCGCTGACGCAGCGCTTCAACGCCCCACGAGTTGCGGCCTAGCTCGAACGCGGCGACGTGCTCGGGGTAGATCGTGGCCAGGCGGTCGAGCTCGTCCTGCGTCGCCGCGGAGAGCAGCTGGAAGAGACGACGCTCGAAGTGGTCCGGCTGGACGCCGAGGTTCGAGTCGCCGAAGAAGTAGAGCGCGTGCTGGACGACCTTGAACGAGATCCGCGTGCGCGGCTTCGTTGCGGCCTGCGTGGTGGTCATCGGTTCGTCTCCTCGGGTGAGAGACCCGCCGGGTGAGCGACGAGGGGGGAGGTCGTCGCAGCGTTGGGGGGAACGGTGTCCCCGGCGGGAGGTGTGTGTCGCGGCCAGAGCAGCGCGACGAAAGTGATGGGGCCGAACATGACGATCAGGTCGGCGGCGTTGATGCCAGGCGTGAGCATCGGTGGGACGCAGAGGACGGTGGCGGCGGCGACTGCGACGGCAGCGACGGCACGGCGCGCGCTCATGCGGCGGCCTCGTGTTCTGCGTGCTCGGTCGCTTCGGCGATCGCGCGTTCCGTCTCGATGCGGATCTTTGCCTCGAGGTAGATCTCCGCGGCGGCGCCGATGGCTTCCCCGCGAGTGGGCTGAGTGCTCATGATGCGAGCGCCTTCTCGCCGGCCTCGGACTCCGCAGCCTCGATGACCTGAACGACCTCTCCGAGGCCCAGACCGAACGCCGTCGCGATGCCGATAACCGATCGAAGCGTCGGCTCCTCCCCCGCACGAAGTCGCTGGAGAGTCGGGCGGCTTACGCCGATCAGACGGGCGAATGCCTCATCGCTCTTCACACCGGACTGGAGACGGAGACGGTCGATCAGACCCGGGCGAATCATCGCCGTCTGGATCGCCTGCTCACCACTTGGAATCTGCATGCACCAAATGTCACCCCAGCGTTCCAATCTGTCAAGCCTGCGTTCAAATTGGTTTGCGTGCGTTCCGGAAATGGTTCATAGTTGAGCCATGAACGACTCGACGAAGTGGCTTGACGACGTGCGCGGGAAAGACTCGATCCGCGAAGTGGCGCGCAAGGTGGGCACTACCCACGCCACCTTGAATCGACAGGCGGCCGAGGATGCGATGTCCTTCGAGATCGTCCGAGCGATCGCTCGCGTCTACGAACGTCCCGTGCTCGCCGACCTCGTCCGACTCGGACACCTCGACCCGAGTGACCTGGGTGCGAGCGACGCCACCACGGCGCTTCGGGCGGCTCGCGAAGAGGACCTTGTGGCAGAGGTCGGACGCCGGCTTGGGCTGAGCGGCTCGATCCTCCTCGACCTACCGATCACCAGAGCTATCGCGACCTCCAATGTCGTTCAGGGGCCGTTCGGTGTCGGTGCCTCCGACGAGGATGAGCCTTCGATCAAGCAGCCCCCGGCTAAGCAGCGCACGGCGGCGAAAAAGGGCACCCGCAAGGGAGACGCTGCGCCGCACGCCGACTGAACTGAGGATGGGGGGATCGTGAAGGAACTGCTGAAGCTGGCCGCCCGGATGGGAATCTCCGTCCACGGTGCCCACCTCGAGCCGGGGGTGTTCGGCGAGTGGTACGAGGACGAGCGAGAGATCTACTTCGACCTCAAGCTGTGCCCATCGGAGCGCGACACCACGATCGCCCATGAGCTCGGCCACGCGCACTTGGGCCACGCCTGCGAAGACGACCCACGCGCCGAGGAACAGGCAGACGTCTTCGCCGCTCGGCTTCTCATCGACCCTGCCGCCTACGCGCAGCTAGAGCGGAGCGGTCTGCTCCCCCACGACATCGCCGACGAGCTCGGCGTCACGCTCGACCTGGTGAACGTGTTCATGCAGCACTGCATCGTGAAGCTCCGGGGCGTCACGTACGTCGGCTCCCGACTCGGAATGGGCATGTGGAGGCACCGGGAGTGGGTCGCATGACCCTTTCTCCGACTGCGTGCGCCTCGCTCGCGACCGCTCTCGCCCGACAGGTGTCACGATGAGCCCCCGGCCCGTCGCGCGCCTCAACCGCCGCCGAGCGGTTCTCTACCTTCGGCAGTCGACCTACCGGGAAGAGTCCATCTCGCTCGAGCTGCAAGAGGCCGCCGGGCGGGACTACTGCGCACGGCAGGGCTATGACGTCATCGCGGTCGAAGCCGACCCGGGCATCTCCGGGCGAACCTGGCAGCGTCCAGCAGTGCAGCGCGTCATGGGCATGATCGACGACGGTTCAGCCGACGTCGTCGTGCTGTGGCGATGGTCGCGCCTATCCCGCTCACGGAAGGACTGGGCGCTCGCGGCAGACCGCGCCGACCTCGCAGGCGGCAGCATCGAGTCCGCGACGGAGCCGAATGACGCGACGGCCGCGGGTCGGTTCGCTCGAGGCGTGATGACCGAGCTCGCAGCGTTCGAGTCCGAACGCATCGGCGAGCAGTGGAAAGAAACCCACGACCGGCGCCGACGTCTCGGGCTGCCCTCCGACGGCGCAGATCGTTTCGGCTACGAGAAGCGTGACGGCTGGTACCACCCCCACCCCGTGCAAGCACCACTCCTCGCTGAGATGTACCGGCGGTACCTCCGCGGCGAGGGATTCACCCGCATCGTGAAGTGGCTCAACGAGTCAGGGCATACGACCCGCCGCGGTGGGACATGGTCGCGCGTCACGCTCACCCATCTCCTCGACGCTGGCTTCGGCGCAGGCAAGATCATCCAACGGCCGACGACGAAGGATCGACGGGACTGGCGCATCAGCGAAGCGACCTTCCACCCCGGAGCGCAGACGCCCGTCATCACGCCCGCCGAATGGGACGAATACGTCGCGCTCCGACTCGACGCCCCGAAACCCGCGACCGTCGTCGAACCGAAGTACGCACTCACCGGGCTGATCGTCTGCGGCGACTGCGGCGCACCGATGCACGTCGGGAATCAGGGACTCAAGGACTACAAGTGCTCACGAGCGGCGCAAGTCCGCGATGTCTCAGGCATGTACATGACACGAGCGCTCGTCGAGCAACGGGTCCGCGAGTGGGTGGAAGAGATCGCTGCCGATGTCGACGGTGAGATGGAACGCCGTGCGAAGCAACGAGAGAGACGAGTCGTGCAGCTCGACAACGCTGGCACCGTCGATCGGAAGATCGCGGACCTCACTGACCGGATGGGTCGTATCACCGTCCGCTGGTCCTCAGGTGACCTCCCAGACGCCGCGTACACGTCGTCGATCGCTCTCCTCGACGCTGACCTCGCCGCGCTGAGAGAACGTCGCCGACGGGCCGCGCCCATCCCCCGGATCGAGATCAACCCGCAGCGAGTCGCCGCCGACCTCGCGGGCGACTGGGAAGCCCTCACTGTCATCGAGCGACGCAACCTCCTGCGCGCGCTCATCCACCAGGTACGGATCGTGAAACCCACCCGGCCAGGCACAGGGGTCTGGCGCGAACGCGTGCAGATCATCCCGTCGTGGGCGGCTCCTATCGGTTGACGCACACGCATGTGCAGACGCGAGCCGTCGGGCAGCGACGCGTCGACGAACGGCTGGCTGAGGTCGACGCGTCGGCCGGTCGCGTGCAGCATCCGTTCGACGAGGTCACGCACCGCCGTGTCGCTGAGCACGATCGGCGCCCGCTCACTCCGCCCTTCTCGCGCGATGAAGACCTTGTCGGGGGCGTTGATCCAGATCTCTTCGATGTCGGGGTCGTCCAACAGCGCCTGGAGGGGGCCGTACCCGGCGACGGTCGAGAGGATGTCGCGGACGGATGCCGCTTCGTCCTCGATGACGTCGACTCCCCGCGCGAGGGCGAAGTCGTTGTGACGGCGCACCTCGGCCCGGGCGATCCGGGCCGCGCGGTCGGGGTCTCGGGAAGGATCAACGTCCTCGCTGCGCAAGCGTTCCCGCACCCGCTCCGCGACCGCGGCGAGACCGCGGGTCGGCGCAAGGGGGGACGCGATGCTCATGGCCTGGGATCATCGCAATCCCCCGCACCTCGGCGTGGGAGTTATCCACATCGCCGGCAGTCCTCAGAGATCGAGGAAAGCGAGCGCGACGCTGACGAGACTGTCCTTCGTGAGCCGGCCGTCCTGCCCCCAGCGCGAGTCGCTGATGACGATGTCGACGCCGGGCACCAGGACAGAGCCCGTTCCCCCGCCGACGGCGGCGGAATCGGCATCCATCCAGAGCCCCACGCCGCCGACCTTCTCGAGACGCGGGTCGTCGAAGTACATGTCCATGCCGAGGCCGGCAGCCTCATCCGCATCGGGCACCTCGTCCATGCCCTCCGAGATGTCCACGGTGAAGGATTGGATGTCGGAGAGCTCGCTGACCGCGTCCGCAGGGGTCACCCAGGCGCAACCGATGGCATCCGGCTGGACGTAGGAGTTCTCCTGGTCGAGCGGGATGCCGTCGATGTAGTCGCCGACGACGGCGGCGACCTGATCGCAGCTCGAGATGCCGGGAAGATCCCGGACGGCCGCCGTCCCGCCGTCGCCCGCAGCGGCGGGTGCGGTCGGCCTTGCGGATCCCTCGCCGGAGACGGCGGGGGCGGCGGGCGCGCATCCGGCGAGGAAGCCGGCGAGGGCGAGGAGCGGGATCAC